ACGGGAATTTATTTTAGACGCTACGCCCTATGACCCTTATACGGGTGAGCGTAGCAAGTATGAGAACATTATTCCCTTAGAGTTTTCGGGTGACAAGTGTACAGAACTTGACCGCTTTAATCAGGGTGATGTTGTTACTGTATCATTTGTCTTACAAGGGCGTTCTTGGACGAATCAAGACGGAGAATTCAAACGTATGGTATCCATTCGATGCTATAAAATAGAAGCGCGTGGCGGTGTATCTCAATCCCAACAGACAACATCGATACAACAGCCAGCGCCACAACCGACTTATCAGCAACAGCCGCAGAACTTTCCGCCTCCGGTTGATGCTAATGGCAATGTAAAGGATGATTTGCCTTTTTAGCGTATGCTGTTCGACTTGAAGAATGAATATCAAATACCCAAGTTCAAGGAGTATGTAAACAAGCTGTTCAAGGAGCGTGCGGTGGTGGAAGTGAAAAAGAAACTGCCCAACCGAACGCTTGCCCAAAACAGCTACTTGCATCTGCTTTTAGGGTACTTCGGTAGCGAATACGGTTGCAGTCTGGACGAAGCTAAAATTGATTTCTACAAGCGGACTTGCAACCGTGATTTATTTGAACGTAAGATGGTCAACAAGAAAGGCAAGGAGGTAACCTACTTGCGCAGTTCTGCTGAACTGACAACGGGCGAAATGACCCTAAGTATTGACCGTTTCCGCAATTGGAGCGCAGCGGTGGCTGGTATCTATCTGCCAGCTGCAAATGAACATCAAATGTTGATATACGCCCAGCAAGAAATACAAAGAAATCAAGAATTTATTTAGTTATGATAGAAACAAGAAAAACAGAAATCAGGTATGTGACATCTGACCCGAAAAAGATGCTCAACATGTACCTTGCAAAACGTGTCCTCAAAACATGGGAGGAATCTTTCATTGATGAAGATACAGGTGAAACAGTAACCATCGAACGGAATGAAATTCTTTTTGACCGTGGCACGCTGATAGACCAAGACACTTTGGCGAAAATTCGTTTCAGTATGGAAGCTGACGGCATTAAGGAAGTGGAAGTCAGCAACCAGAACCGCTTGGCATTCGAGAACGAGAACAAATTCTTATATCCCTATCTTGCACAGGCACAAATAGGGGACAAGAAACATAAGTTCCTGCTGTATGCCACCGGATTGGAAAATTCTTGTAGTATCTTGAAAGATTACATCGAACTAAACTATATGTTCGGATTCACCTTGACAATGGTCAAGGAGTTCGATTCTTGTGTGATTCTTACTGATAATTTGAAAGAACGCAAGGTAGATGATGCCACCCTCGAAGAATTAAAAGATACATTCCTTTTAAACGATTCTGTAACGGAAGAAGATGAAGAAGAGGGAGATTCCAAGCCCAATGAAAAGAAATTCTATCAGATTGAGACGAAAATCACATTCACGGATGGGGAGAATGAAGACGAAAGGGTTCAGACTTTTGTCGTGAACACCTTCAACGTTGACAGAGCGATGATGCTTATTACCCACTATCTCAAAAACAAAGAGGAAGAATGTGAGAAACAAGCCAAAGAAAAGGGACATGAGTTCAAAAAGAGAGAAATTCACACGGCTATTGAATCAGCCAAACCTATTCCGGTCGGGCGGTTTATTCCGAAAGAGTTTTCAATGGCTTATATGGAATAACTTTGTTAACCTGCCTGCTCGGTCTGTGAAGATATAGCAGGCAAACATGGATAAGTGGCGAAATTGGTAGACGCTTAGTTTGAGAATACGGCTGACTAGCCTCGAAGCAGGAAAGACGACTGGGGAAGTCAGAACCACAATTGAAATGTACAAACGAAATCTTGCATATTCCGGTTCGAGTCCGGGCTTATCCACATGGGGAACGTTGTTTTTCTCTCTATTTTCGGATTCCTTCAATAAAAACATTGAAATGAGAGTGGTTAGTTTTTGCTGTTTTTAATCCCATAAATAAAACAGCACATGGCGCCGCAGCATAGGGTAACGAAGCAGTGGATACATTGATTCGTAAGGATTGTACAACCGATATGAACAATGGAATAACTTGATAAGTGATACCGGTGGTGAGCAAGCATGGCAGTACAACATGTGTCTTTAGACTATTGGAGGTTCGAATCCTCACGGCGCCTCATGAATGTGAGCCACACATAAATGGCATGGGGTAATAAATAATGGTTGCGCCCCGAAGAATACGCTTCGGGGCTTTTAATAGGTTAGATTATGAATGAAATTATTTCAGGAAAGATTTGTCCATATTGTGGTAAACCTACTGAATTTGTAGATAGCTCTGTTATCTATGGACGTTCTTACGGCATGATTTATCTGTGTCGTGATTGTAGAGCTTACGTTGGTGTACATAAGGGTACAGACCAAGCATTAGGACGTTTGGCAAATGCAGAACTGAGGGAAGCCAAGAAGGAAGCCCACTTCTACTTTGACCAAATAGCTAAGACCAATCTTATCAATAAAATTTGGAAGAAACATATCCCCAACACTTCAAATAGAAATAAAGCTTATTTGTGGTTATCCATTCAATTAGGAATACCACATGAAGTTTGCCACATAGGAATGTTTGATGTGGAGGATTGTAAACGAGTTGTTGAATTGTGTAAACCAATAGTAGAATGCCGTACTACATAAAACGAACAAAGGCTAAGAAGAAAGACAAGCCTTTACCCTTGTTTGATAAAGCAGGGGTAACAGTAAAGAAGAAGCCGGATTTGAAAGCTAAGCTCGACAAAGAGTTTTCCCTTTTCATCCGGCTTCGTGATTGTATGCCAAACGGGTATTTCAAGTGCATTTCATGTGGGCAGATAAAACCGTTTACACAAGCGGACTGCGGGCACTATTTCAGTCGTACACATCTGGCTACACGGTTTGATGAAGATAATTGCCATGCCGAATGCCGTGCGTGCAACCGTTTCCGTGCCGACCACCTTGAAGGCTATCGTGAGAATTTGATAGCCAAAATCGGGCAACAGAAATTTGACTTGCTGAAAGTGAAAGCTGCTGGTACTTCTAAGATGTCAGATTTTGAGTACGAACAGCTAATCAAGTATTACAAGACACTCAATAAGAAATTACGAAAGGAGAAAGGGCTATGAGTTATGTATTACGAGATTACCAACAGAAAGCCTCTGATGCTGCCGTTTCTTTCTTCAATAACAAGGCGAAGAAAACAAATGCCATTATGGTGCTACCTACGGGCAGCGGAAAGTCGCTTATCATAGCGGATATAGCTGCAAGGCTTGACGGTCATACCTTGGTGTTCCAGCCCTCGAAGGAAATACTCGAACAGAATTTCAAGAAACTCTGTTCATACGGTATTCTTGATTGCAGCATCTATTCAGCTTCATTCAACTCAAAGGAGATAAGCCGAATAACATTCGCCACCATCGGCAGTGTGAAGAATCACCCCGAACTCTTTACCCACTTCAAAAACATCATCGTTGATGAATGCCATTTGGTAAACCCCAAAGAGGGAATGTATAAGGATTTCTTTGAAGCTGTAAAGTGCAAAGTCTTAGGACTGACAGCGACACCATACCGTCTAAGCTCCAGCCGTGATTTCGGCTCCATGCTGAAATTTATCACTCGGACAAAACCTCATGTCTTTTCAGAGGTCATTTATCATGTACAGGTATCAACCTTATTAGATATGGGCTACTTGGCGAAGTTGGATTACTATTCAATGAATCCTTCAGGGTGGAATGAACTTAACTTGAAAGTAAATACTACTGGTGCCGACTATACGGATAGGTCAGTTCAAAAAGAATATGAACGGATAGACTTCTACGGTTATCTCGTTCATATCGTCCAAAGGCTGATGAATCCCAAAGCCGGAGGAAAACGGAAGGGTATTTTGGTCTTTACCCGTTTTTTGAAAGAAGCGGAACGGTTAACGATGTCAATACCCGGTTGCGCTATCGTTTCAGGTGATACTCCTAAGAAAGAACGTGAACATATTCTTGAGGCGTTCAAAGCTGGTGAAATTCCGGTAGTAGCTAATGTGGGTGTACTTACGACTGGCTTTGACTATCCGGAACTTGATACGGTAGTTATGGCACGTCCTACAATGTCACTTGCCATGTGGTATCAGATAGTCGGTCGTGCCATCCGCCCGCATCCTTCTAAAGAATGTGGATGGATTGTGGATTTATGCGGTAACATCAAACGTTTCGGGGAGGTGTCGGATTTACGATTGTTTGATAGCGGTAACGGTAAGTGGGCTGTATTCTCTAACGGAAGGCAATTAACTAACGTGAGATTCTAAGACTATGGACGAAGGATTTTTGAGGCTAAGCCGCAGGTTTTTCTCGAATGAAATGTGGAATGAAGCCCGTACTTTTAGCAGTTGCGAAGCGTGGTTAGACTTAATTCAGTCTGCACGATTTGAGGCAACGCCCCGAAAGGAGAGTATCGGAGGTCGAGAAATCTCTTATTCAAGAGGTCAATATCCTGCATCCATAAGATTTCTGTCACAGCGTTGGAAATGGTCTGAAAAGAAAGTGCGTTCCTTTCTTGTGCATCTTAGAAAGAAAGGTATGATAACTGTTGAGTGCAATCAAGGAATGAACCTTATAACCTTATGTAAATATGAAGAATATAATCCAATGGGCACAACCAAGGACACAAGTAAGGGCACAGGTATTGAAAAGGAAATCAATGAATTAAGACAGGAATGGGCACAACTAAGGGCACAACTTGGGGCACAGTCCATGAACAACAATCTACCGCAATCCGAACTTTTACAAAAATCAGGGCACACAGAGGGCACAAATACAAAGAAAGAAGAAAGAGAGTATATAGATATATCTCTACATCAAAAGAAAGAAAATACTCCTGACGGAGTATCAAAGAAAGACAAGCTTTCTTCGCCCTCCCCCTCTGAAAAGATTGATTACAGCGGATTGATGGAATACTATAATACCACATTCAAAGACAGACTCCAGCAGATAAGATCAATGACTGATGTGAGAAAAAAAGCTGTAAAAGCCCGGATAGCCCAATATGGGAAAGAGTCAGTGAGGAGTGTTTTCAATCTCATTCTTCAATCCCCGTTCCTACTTGGAGCTAATGACCGCAATTGGAAATGTGACTTTGATTGGATTTTCAAACAAGCAAACTTTACTAAAATATTGGAAGGAAACTATAATGGGACAAGACTTAGTAAAAATCAACAGGATAGCGAGCAGCGAAAACGTGATTCAGTTCTTGCAGTCGCTACAACCGTTAGAGAAGCTGCCGCAAAAAAGAGAAAGGAACTTGAAGCAGAGGGCGTTATTGAATAAATATCCCGATCCTGCACAATTCATTCTTGATTACAACCCTGATTTGCAGTTCAAACTTGTCAGATGTAATGCAACCCATTCAGAACTGGCGTTGAATGACAGCATTCCGAGTTTAGGGCTATTGTCTTCTACTTATGGGGATGAAACACCGATAGAATGGCTAAAGATACAATTTGGCTCATTGAATGACTTTGCAGAAGTTTCAACCAAGATAGCGAAAGAGCAACTTTCTGAACTATCGGAGATATTCCTTTCGGAGTATTATTATATAAATGCCGCTGAAATCTGTTTTTTCATAGCACGGTTTAAGTCAGGGAAGTATGGGCGGTTCTACGGTTCAATAGATCCATTGAAAATAACAAGTGCGATGCTGGACTACGTTTCTGAACGTCGAAAAGATATTGAACGGAAAGAGCGTGAACGATACAGAAACCAACGTGAAAAAGAGATAGAGGAGCGTGGAAATAACAGAATCTCTTATGCTGAGTACATTGAAATCAAGCACCGTGCTGATGCAGGAGATGAGGAAGCTAGAAAAATGCTGATGTCACCATGAGAATAACCGTTTACTGGGTAACAAGAAATCCGAATGTTATCGTAAGAATCCGGAAAAAGTTCAATATCCCAAGTTATACTTCCGTGAACTACGAAACAGAATGTGAAATCAAGGATGAAGACTTCTCACTGTTAGAAGAAACAGAACGAAGGGGATTTATTCAAATTAGAAATAAGAATACACGATTATGAAATCATTAAAAGAAATACTAAGGAGTTTAGAAGGTCTGTCCGATATCGAATTGTTCGTGATAGACCTTTTTTGTGGCGCCGGTGGCTTATCCGAAGGTGTGGAAGAAGCACGATTGGATGGAAATAGATGTGCAAAGGTTGTTTGTTGTGTGAACCATGACAAGAATGCCATCCTTTCACATGAAGCCAATATCCCTGATGCACTTCACTTTATTGAGGATATCCGTACACTGGAACTTTCCCCGATAAGCACTATTGTAGAACGTATTCGTCAGTTATATCCTGATACCATGATAATGCTTCATGCTTCTTTGGAGTGTACCAACTTCTCGAAAGCCAAAGGCGGTCAGCCGAGAGATGCCGACAGCCGGACGCTGGCAGAACATCTCTTCCGGTACATTGATGTGATAGATCCTGACTACATTCAGATTGAGAATGTGGAAGAGTTTATGAGCTGGGGAGATATGGACGAAAAAGGGAAGCCTATCAGCATGGACAAAGGCAGGCTTTATCAGAAGTGGGTGCGCAATGTCAAGAAGTACGGTTACAACTTTGAGCACCGCATCCTGAACGCTGCCGACTTCGGTGCCTACACCACAAGGAAACGCTTCTTCGGCATCTTTGCTAAAAAGAGCTTGCCGATAGTATTCCCTGAACCGACCCACTGTAAAGGTGGCAGGCAGGATATGTTTTCTAAGCTGGAAAAATGGAAACCCGTCAAGGAAGTTATTGATTTTTCTGACGAAGGAACTACCATCTTTAGGGAAAAGCCTCTTGCAGAGAAAACGCTTGAACGCATCTATGCCGGACTTATCAAATTTGTAGCCGGAGGAAAGGATGCTTTCCTTTCCCGTTACAATACGGTTCGCCTTCAAGACACATGCAAATCTGTTGATGAACCATGCGGAGTGTTGACTACTGAAAACCGCTTTGCAAAGGTACAGGTAAGTTTCCTCTCCAAACAGTTCAGCGGACATCCCGAAAGCAAAAATGTGTCTGTAGAAGAGCCTGCCGGTGCAATTACATGCAGGGACCATCATGCCTTCGTCTCGGCTTATTACGGAAATGGACATAATCATTCGGTAGAACTTCCGGCGCCAACGGTCACAACGAAAGACCGGTTTGCATTGGTTGAAAGCCGCTTTCTGGATATGCAATACGGTAACGGTACACCTACGTCAATCAATGTTCCAGCAGGTACGGTAACGACCAATCCGAAGTTCAACATAGTTACTTGCAAGCCATGGATTATGAATACCGCTTTCTCCAATATCGGAAGCAGCATAGAACAACCATCGCAGACCATTACGGCTAATCGGAAATGGCATTATCTTATGAATCCGCAATTCAACAGCGCGGGCGGCTCCGTTGATAATCCCTGCTTCACTCTTATAGCACGCATGGATAAGATGCCGCCTTATCTGGTAGCTACGGAAAGCGGTCAGGTAGCGATTGAAATCTACAACAATGATAGTCCTATGACCGTGAAGATAAAGGAGTTCATGGCACTGTATGGCATAGTGGATATAAAAATGCGGATGCTCCGCATTCCGGAACTCAAAAAGATTATGGGATTCCCTGAAAATTATGTCTTGATTGGTACACAAGCCGACCAAAAGAAATTTATCGGGAATGCAGTGGAGGTTACACAAGCGAGAAAAAATACTGAAGCACTTTGCAAAAGGTTAAGAGTATTTAGGCTGAATAAATTAAAAGAAGCAGTATAATGAAAGAATATATAGAATTTCTAAAAGACAAGATGGCCATCAGCCATCAGACAGGATTTGAAGTTAAGGCTGATGAACTTACCCCGTCGTTATATCCCCATGTGAAAGATACAGTTCGTTGGGCAATATCCGGTGGATGCCGTGCGATATTCTCCAGTTTCGGTATGCAGAAAACCGTAACCCAGTTGGAGATACTGCGGGTGATCCTGAACCGCACAGGAGGCAAAGGGTTGATAGTTTGCCCCAAGCGTGTAGTAGTGGAGTTCCTGACACAGGCCGAAAAGCATCTGGGCATGAAAGTGACCTATGTACGTACTATGCAGGAGGTGAAGCAATGTCCGACCGATATCATGGTGACAAACTATGAACGTGTCCGTGACGGCGAGGACGGAGTGAGAATAGAACCTTCCTACTTTACCGTTACCTCATTGGATGAAGCGAGCGTATTACGTGGATTCGGGACCAAGACCTATCAGGAGTTTCTTCCTCTGTTTGCAGAAGTTCCGTACAGGTTTGTCGCAACAGCCACGCCATCACCCAACAGATACAAGGAGCTGATACACTATGCCGGCTACCTTGGAGTGATGGATACCGGGCAGGCACTTACAAGGTTCTTCCAGAGAGACAGCACGAAAGCGAACAATCTTACCCTCTATCCCCACAAGGAAAAGGAATTCTGGTTATGGGTCAGTACATGGGCATTATTTCTTACAAAGCCATCTGATCTCGGTTATCCCGATACAGGATATGAGTTACCGGAGTTACGGGTACATGAAGAAGTCGTGAGTGTGGACAACTCCACTGCCGGCACCGACCGTGACGGGCAGGTGAAAATGTTCCGTGAGGCTGCTCTCGGTCTGGCTGATGCGGCAAAGGAACGCCGGGACAACATGACTGAGAAAATAGCCCGTGTGGTGGAAATAATCAACCGTTCCGAAAACAAGGATGATCATTTCCTTTTATGGCACGACTTGGAGGCTGAACGTGAGGCACTCTGCAAGGCAATTCCCGGATGTAAGGCTGTGTACGGCTCGCAGGATGATGAGGAAGCCGACAGGGTGATAGCGGACTTCAAGGATGGCCGTCTGAAATATCTGGCCGCCAAACCTGAAATGCTTGGTGAGGGTCTTAACTTCCAGTACCACTGCCACAAGGCAATCATGTTCATCGACTACCGTTTCAACGACAAGTTTCAGGCAATAGCCCGTATCTACCGTTTCATGCAGCAGCATCCCGTAGACCTTTACTTGGTCTATGCGGAAAGTGAGGGAGAGATATACAAGAGCTTCATGCAGAAGTGGGCGCAACACCGCCGGATGGTAGCCAAAATGACCGATATAGTTCGTGAGAACGGTTTGTTCGGTTTACAGGCAGAGGAAAAGATGATGCGCTGGATGTTCGCCAGTCGGGAAGAGAAGTCCGGCAAACTGTGGAAAGCTATCAATAATGACAATGTACTTGAATGTCAGAAGATGGAAGATAATTCAGTAGACCTGATTGTAACCAGTATCCCGTTCTCCAACCACTACGAATATACGCCTACCTATAATGATTTCGGGCATAATGAAAACAACGGCAGGTTCTTTGAGCAGATGGACTATCTCACCCCGGAGCTTATGCGTATTTTAAAGCCCGGCCGGTTGGCCTGCATCCATGTAAAGGACCGTGTACTGTTCGGCAACGCTACGGGTGACGGTATGCCCACCATCGACCCGTTCAGCGAAATGACAGTGTTCCATTATCTGAAGCACGGATTCCGCTACATGGGGCGTATTACAGTGGATACCGATGTGGTAAGGGAGAACAACCAGACTTATCGGCTTGGATATACAGAAATGTGTAAGGACGGTTCAAAGATGGGTATCGGTTGCCCGGAATATGTTCTTCTCTTCCGAAAGTTGCCTTCTGATACCTCACGGGCCTATGCTGATTTGCCGGTGACAAAGAATAAGAGTGAATACTCGCTCGCCCGTTGGCAGATAGATGCCCATGCAAGTTGGAAATCATCAGGTAACTCTCTATTGAGCTATGAGGACATGAAAGGAGCCGGAATAGACAAGATACGCCATCTGTTCAGGAACTACGAACGCGAGCATATATATAACTACGAAGAACATGTATCATTCGCAGAGGAATTGGAAGCTTACGGAAAGCTGCCTAAAACGTTTATGGCTGTCGATCCGGTAAGCAAGAAGCCCTGGATATGGGATGATGTCACCCGGATGCGCACGCTCAATACCAAGCAATCGCAAAAAAAGAGACAGAATCACATCTGTCCCCTTCAGCTCGATATCGTTGAAAGACTGATTGGACGGTACTCAAACAAGGGTGAGCTGGTGTTTGACCCCTTCGGAGGTATCGGCACTGTACCTTATTGTGCCATCAGACTAGGACGTAGGGGGTTGTCTACCGAACTGAATTATGACTATTGGAAAGACAGCCTTTCATATCTGTATGAGGCGGAGATGGAAGTTAGCGCACCCACATTGTTTGATTTAATGGACAGTGCCGTATGAACATCTATCATACAGAACCCAGATTTGATTGTAGGAGATTCGCTCCATGCGGGCGCATCTCCCTGCACAAATGCCGGAAGTACAAAGGCAGATTGGATGAATGCAGGGGATGTACGCTTGTACGCCGTAAAGCCAAGACGGTTGCCGGTACGGAAGCCGGAAGAAAGGTTTGTCCGCATTGCGGACGTTTCCTTCCGCTCCACCGGTTCTATAACAGGACTGTCAGATATGAGGATAAGGAATACCGATGTCTCACCTCCTGGTGCAAGATGTGTATGGCAGAGGTACAGAGCGAGCGTAACAAGAGAAAATATGTTATAATATAAAATAGTAATACAAATGAAAGCCGTAATAAACAGAACAAAAGAAGGCGTTACAATTAACGCTGTAAGAATTACAACAAAAGAGGAAATGGATAGGTTAATAAAACAACTTTCTGAATTTCATATAGAAGAAAATTATCCAATGCAGAATCGGATTTTAAGTAAAAAAGAATACACCGTGCCCCATGTTAACGTGGAACACGGTTATGAAACAATGATTATCAGTTAATAAATCTATTTTCTCTAAACTGCATAATGTATCCACATTTTACACAATTTACACGTATGCAATTTATTGACGACTGTAACGCTGGATTTAGATTGCCATTCTCATCTTCGTGATAACTTATTATTTGAGATGGCTTGTTATACACGTCGAAAACGGAACATCCACAAATGGGACATTTTATCGTCTCCAATTTGGACTTGATTTTTTGAATTTGTTCTTCTGAATACATGATAATAAAATTAAAAATTTGACGTTACAAATATAAAAAATAAAAGGGGCATACAAAATATACATGATAAATTTAGAATTTGACACTTTGCTTTTTCATGTGTATGCCCCTTTATTTACATCGCATATAGGACAAATTGATAAATCGAAATGCGTATGAAGCAAACAATAGAAGAAGCAGCAAAGCAAGAGCTTATATCAAGCTATGCAATAGTAATTGAAGGTGAATTAGTCTATCAAAGGCAAGCAATGCTGAATATGTTTAAGAAGGGTGCCGAATGGCAGTCCAAGCAATCACCTTGGATAAGCGTTAAGGAACGCTTGCCGGAACCAAACAAGCTTGTTCTTTGCAGAATGGTATCAAATGGAGCGATTGTTAGTGGCTATATCGTTGTTTCACCCGGGAGATCGCCATACGTTGCGACAGACGGAGGATTTGAATTTGAGGATTGGAACGACTACGAATGTGACATGTGGATGCCAATCCCGTCTTTCGATGAAATATTAGAAGCCAACAGGGATGTACTTGAACGGATTAAACAGAAAGGAGAATAACCATGACCGAAGAATTTGTAACATTAGAAACAGCGAAACTGCTGAAAGAGAAAGGATTCAAGGAAGATGTATTTACTTTTTATGAAGTAGATTGCGTAGAAGGTGATATGATACTGTCTGAAACTTACGATGAATCCGAGAATTTCAATGAAAAAAATGATTGTCTTTCTGCACCTACACAATCTCTAGCCCAGAAGTGGCTACGTGAAACCAAAAACATTCATATATGTATATATAACTGTGCTTGTGGCTATGGATACGAATTATCTAAAGCTGACAATGGAACTCATATAGCCAGCTCTGCTTATAAAGGAACAAATGACGGAGGGGAATGGGATACCTACGAAGAAGCACTTGAAGCAGGATTACAGGAAGCATTAAAACTTATAGGATTATGGAAACAGCAGAAGTAATATTTAAATTTATCATTGCCTCATTAAATGTTTGTGCTTTGGTATTTACCTTAATCTTGGTAAGCAGGTGGCACAGACGCATGGAAGACAAGCTGGATAAGATAGAAAGATATGTCCGCCATGTGTCAGATCGTAACGATATTGTTTACATTAACCAACTCTCGGAATTGCAAAGACTGTTGATAAATGAGGAACGGTATGAGGAAGCCGATAAGATTGGGAAAATGATCAAAGATGAAGCAATTAAATTAGGAATAAGGGAATGAAGAATATTAACTTGAACGCCCTTCGTGATAGGGCTTATAAGACAGCCTGTGAGCACGGTTTCCACGATAAAGAACTGAGTGATGAACATCTTCTTTGTCTTATCATTTCCGAGCTTATGGAAGCTGTGGAAGCGGACCGAAAATGGAAACGTGCCGACATAGAATCTTTCAAGTCTTCTTATGAGGATGAAGAACCGCACGATGATGTCAATTTCAAGTATTGTTTTGAAAAATATATCAAAGATTCATACGAAGATGAATTAAGTGACACTGTGATTCGTTGCCTTGATCTTGTCGGACTGAAACAAATTTATCTTCCTACATTGGATAGTATAGATGCACCGGGATGGGATGAAGAGGATTTCAAAGAGCCTATTCCCGAATTTGCCTATTTCTTATGTCAAGAGTTGTTAGATGAATGTTCTCCGTTGGACATAAGGATATACAACGTTATAGAGCAAATATTTGTCTATTGTCGCTTCAACTGTATAGATATTGAGTGGTTCATTGAACAGAAGATGAGATACAATGAATTAAGACCTATGTTGAACGGAAAAAGATATTGAACAATATTATTTACAATTATATGTATTATCGCCCTATTATGGGTTGGCGATCTCACAATTACATTTAAGCCGTTTTCTATCTCGCTGCCCGGTTGGCATAAGGCTTTAGGTATCCTTCTATTTTTTCTGTCAATGGCGGTATATAATATAGGGGAATATACTAGAGGCTATAAACAAGGTTTCGATGATGGAGTAAAGAAATGTGTTGAAATACTTAAAAAGAAAAATCTATGAGCAAACTATATAAAGTAACCATTTTCGGGGAATCATTCCTAATCGGGTGGTTCCCTTTCTCTTCACACTGGTATAACAAACTAAAGATAATCAAATGATAGTACGTCATTTTATAAGAGTTCCGGTTGGAAGTACTGTCTATTGCGACAATCAGCCGGTTAAAATACTGGAGAAAGGATACGCCCTTGCTCTATGTGATGTCAATGGGAAACGGGTATATATCACCTGCTATGATTTGGAAAAGAAACCATTCGTCAGTACGAATGGGGAAGAATGAAAAAGAGCCAACCCACGCACAACCATGAATCAGCTCTTCCTTACACGATTATGATGCAAATATACTATTTACTTTTAAAATAATCGTGTTATGGAACTGGATTTTAACAAAATAATTCGTCTTAAAAAGATTCGTATCGAGAAATCAGAACTTTCAGAGGAAGAAAATACCTTGACTTCCCCGATTTTGAAAGACAAAAGCCTTATCCATGAAATCTACAAAATTTTCGTTGAGTTGCTGAATGAGAGGGGATGTCCGCCGAATATTGATAGTGTGACCCAGCGAAAGAAGTTCATTTTCATTATCCTGTACCTGTTTTCTCCAAGCTCGCTTGCCGGTGGAAAAATGACAGCAGGGTTACGTGAAGAGATGTCAAGAGTATTGGGGATTCAGTCCAAGAGTACAATTTCCGACAACTGTGCTGATGTCGTGTTTCTGTATCAGAACTATGGGGATTTCAGTGGAGATATAGAGTATCTTTACACCGAAATCGTAAATCGGTTAAAATTCAAAGGGCTAATCAATTAATAAGCCGGGGCTTAGTGCTCCGGCTTAATTTTATAGAATAAGTTTACATCTATATCTAGATTTGTATATAATGTTTCTACTCCTTCTTTCAACAGATTATCACACATTTGCTTTAATATAAATTCCGTAGGAAACAATATTTCTTTAGATGATACTTCGTCAAAATGGTGATACATGGCATTGTCATTGCCAACATAAACTTTAGGAAAGTTGTTTCCTTTGAATTGGTCAGATGTAATATCTACATCAAAGCCATCGCAATGCACCCATGTATGAGGATAGTTTCTATAGAATGAAGTTTTTTGCCTTATTTCAACAAAGTGAGATTTTCTGCATAATATATCGTAAATCCATATAGAACTAAGTGCGCAAAAACCATTAGGGAAAGATGTGAAGTATCCACGTTTTTGACATTGCTCAACTTCTTTTCTGATGTTCCATGCAATATTGTATATAGTTTCTTTCTTCATATTTTTTATTTATAGTATTCTTTCCCACGTATATTCTTATGTTCCGGCATACGTGGTTCTCCGTCAAAATGTATTTTACCTCCGCAGTGAGGACAGATGATAGTGTTGGTATCATCTTTTATATCCATATCATCAACAAAGAAATCACCAACCTTGCATCCAATAACATCTGCTATTTTCTGTAATGTTCCTACTGTTGGATTTCTACTAAGATTTTGGGCAAGTGTAACTCTTGTTATACCCATTTTTTTTGCAACTGCTTCCATTGTGAAGCCTTTCTGCTTGATTATTGTCTTTACTTCCATGTGTGTATGATTTTAATCAGATGCAAATATAGGGGTAAAAATCGAATAAACAAATTAAATCAGCTTGTTTTGATTGAATATAGTCATTTGTATTAAAATGTATTTAGATTATAATCATACTTATGCTGTTTTTGTTAATATATGATAATAATCATACAAATAACATATTTATTTATTGTATGTATGATTTTAATCATTACCTTTGCATCATCAGAAACGAAGTAATAACAAATAAAACGATATACGATTATGAAGACAGCAAAATTCAATAAAGGTCAATCGGTAGTTGTAACTACTAAAAATGGTAAGGTAGAAGGTACTATTTCAGGTGTTGATATGAATGCTTGCACTTTTGAAACTGAGTATTCAGTGAATTATTCAAAAGAGGGTAAAACATGGACTATGATTGGTGTACCTGCAAGAGCGATTGAACCGACATAAGTTTAACCGGCAGGGCGAAAGCCCTGCGCAACAGAAAAGAATATGACTAAGAAAGAATTAATTGCAGCACTTGCAAATGTAAATGATGACGCGGTGGTATTGTTTGGCACGAAAGAAATTCAGTTTTTCGGTGCATTTGCTACACAGGTATATATTAACTGGGATAGTAATGAGGTTCTTATAGCCAATAAGCACACAGATGCCACAACACCAGTTTACTGCGAGTTATTACATGAGGATAAAACGCATTAACATAAATCGGCATGGCGAAAACCCTGCGCAATATAGAAGGATATGAAAGAAAATACATTTTTAAAAGCAGTTATAGAAAAACCGTTATTGAATAATGAACCGGAAGTTTTACACCTTTTCGTTCAAATAATCAATGAAATAACTTCTTGTATGTCAGAAGACGAGTTAAAGGGCTGTATGAACTCTTTAACAGTACAATACCCTTACTTTAAACTGTTTTTCGATTATGGCTTCGGACATAATCATATGTGGGTGAAAGCATCAGGTTCTTTGGAAAGATTGATATTGGTTGAGTTCTAATCCGGTAGCTTTCGAGCTACCACAATATACACGATTATGAAAGCAGATTTAGTTTTAGTTATCAGCCCTGAAGCCCCACTGATGAAGCAATTGGGCAAAGTATTAGGTAGGTTGTGCTCTATGTGTGACTTTTCTACCATAGAAAGAGGCGAAAAGTATGTCACGATACGGCATGATGAAACCGGGCTTGTCGTGACTTATACGAGTGAAGAAAGATTGAATGTGAAACATTAAATATTGATTATTATGGGTGAAATAGCAGATAGTTTGATAAGCGGTGAATTTGATTTTATCACAGGTGAATATTTAGGTGAAGAGGTCGGTTATCCAAGAACGCACGCTTATGGCAGACATGAATACATGCCACCGGTTGAAAAGAAGCCTACCTGCAAGGCGAATGTCTGTATAACCAACATGTGTAAGGACAGAGGTTTCAGTAACCGTGAAAAGATTGAATTAGTAGCCAAATTCTTGTATAGCAAAGGTTACAAACAATTGCCTAACCTATCCCATCAGTATAAAATCATTCACAGCCGGTACAAGAATAATTTTAGAAAGTTTTTGGTTGAACAAGTAAAGCAAAAGCAAGGATGAATAATATATTCACAATATGCTATTCAGAAGAAGCAAACGAAATAGGTCACTTCATTTTGAGTAGAGGGTATGAGGGTGTTCAAAATGATAGCTATAGATATTGTCGTGAAGCGATTTGGTGGGCTTTCAAAGAAGCCCAAAGGCATCATTCAAATTGCATCTACGTTGGCGTTGCAGGTTGCCAAATGACTGTATCAAAATCAAAGCGAGGTCTTAGACGAAATGGTCTTAAATACATAGAGAAAAGGCGAATGTTTTACAAATTACTAAGTAAGTATTGATAAATGAACTCAATTAACGACGAAAGAGGTTGCAGCGTATGCCAACCCGGTAAAGAGAATTACACTACCTACACAACGAAGTTAGGCAGAAAGAGAGTGAGAATGTACCAGTACGACTACCGTACTGAAAGCGGTGAACTCTTTGCTTGTTGTGCGCCTACCTTAGAGGCGTGTAGAGAAAGACGGGATAAATGGCTTAGTTCACGACAATAAGCCGATTGTCGTGTATAACGATTGAAGATATTTCGTTATCTTTGGTTGTGGTAGTACCTTTGGGGTACTATCGCGGGGTGTAGCAGTGGTAGCTTTTCACTTTGACTTGGTGAAGGTCGGTTGTTCGATTCAGCCCCCCGCAACTATTGAGTATTATTTAAATTTGACACGATTATGAACATTCTTACATTAAGCATCAAACAGAAGTATTTCGATGAAATCTTGGCAGGCAAGAAAACCCACGAATACCGTGAAATTAGACCAACCAACGCTAAGAAGTATATCACTTACCTTTGTGGTGGCAAAGAATATCCGGTTGATGCAGAACTACCCGAAGAGGGTGAAGTAGAATTGAAGCCTATCAAGTACGATGCAATCAAGCTTCTGACAGGTGCATATACGGGTAAACGTCCTTATATTATCGTTGAAGTGAAAGCAGCAGAAGCAGTTATTTTTACAGATGAAAATGGTAATGATATTGTTTACGAGTATCAAGGCGAAGAGTATCTTGCCGCACAAATGGATTATACTTTAGGTAAGGTATTAGAGAAACATATAGACTAATTGTTCAACTTTTAAAATTAGAAAGCAGAGTCGCAAGAAGAATTAACAGAGTAGCTGGACCTCGCAGAAATATGAATGGGGCAGGGGCAGGTGGTAGATTGGTTGCTAATCGTAGAGGTACAGCAAGTGCCACACAGTTAGGATCACGCAGACAGCGTTACAGTGATCTTCGTACTTCATTTGGTTTAAGTGGTGGCTAGCTATGAACAAAGTAGAGCAAGCGAACCGATATATAGACCTCATTCGGGTAAAATCGAATGAGGCTTTGCTGTTTTTATCACTTGGTAAAGATTCGCTTGTTCTGCTTGATTTAATCTATCCGAAGTTTGACAGGATTGTTTGTGTATTCATGTACTTTGTCAAGGATTTGGAACATATAAACCGCTGGATAAACTGGACTAAAGCCAAATACCCGAAGATAGAGTTTGTTCAAGTGCCACATTGGAACCTCACTTATATTCTCCGTGGCGGTATGTATTGTGTGCCAAATTCGAAAGTAAAGCTATTGAAGTTGGCAGATGTGGTAAAGGCTATGCAGCTTACTCATGGAGTTTATTATACATTCTTGGGCATGAAGAAAGCTGACGGCATGAATAGGCGTTTAATGCTGAAAGGGTATGAGGTAAGCGGTTATGAGAATAACGGTATGGTCTATCCCTTGGCAGATTGGAATCAGAGGGATATTCTCGCTTACATGAGGCAACACAATTTACCCGAACCAGTTAGATATTCATTGAAAGCCAGTTCGGGAGTAGGTTTCAACCTTGATTGTATGCTTTGGATGGAAAAGAACTACCCGCAGGACTTACAGAGAATTTACAAAGTTTTTCCAATGGCTGAAAGAGTGCTTTGGGAATACTATAATAAACAAAAATAATAGGAGGATTGCCGAGTTAGACGTAGGAAGACAAGAGAACAAATTTACGCTCAAGCAGAAAGATTGAGCGAAGCGAACTGGAGAAGAAGAAATACATGGAGTAGTAGTGCAGCAAGTAGGCGCGCAAAACAATCCCGCGATAATCTTATTACGAGAGCCGAAAGGAATACTCTTCGACAGAGAGGGTTTGGATTAAGCAATGGCTAACATGGAACTAAGTAAATACATAAAGAGTGAATCGGTGGAGCTTAACCGCTCTACCATTCACTTTGCGGACTACAACCCAAGAAAACTATCCGATGAATCCCGTAAGACATTAAAGCGTGGTATCAAGAAATTTGGCTTGGTCGGTGGTATTGTCGTAAATAAGCGTACCGGGCTTACAGTAGTCAGCGGACACCAGCGTTTGTCTGTCATGGACGAATTACAGAAATTCCCCGATAATGACTACCGCATTCGTGTCGATGTCATTGACGTGGACGAGCAGCAGGAAAAGGAGTTGAACATTCTAATGAACAACCCGAATGCACAAGGTACATGGGATTTTGACGCTCTCGCTCGTATTGTTCCTGATATTGACTGGAAAGATGCAGGTCTAACGGATGCCGACTTAAACATGATTGGCGTTGACTATCTCTTGCAGACCGAAGAGGAAAGCTCCATTGCGGATGCCCTGTCTGATATGATGGCCCCAGTAGCTGAACAGAAAGAAGCCGAGAAGGCCGCCAAGCAGTTGGAACGTGCCGAAAAGGTTGCCCACATGAAGGAAGTCAAGCAACAGGTAAAAGAAAACGCACAGAAGCAAGTCGAGAACATGGATGCCTATGTGATGTTGTCCTTTGATACCTATGAAGCTAAAGCCGCTTTCTGCGAAAGGTTCGGGTATGACCCAGATATGAAGTTCATAAAGGGAGAAGTATTTGATGAACAAGTAGAAAGAATAGATTAATTATTGGGAGGAAAGCTGAGTTAGAAAGAAAACATATAGCCAGTTATATCAGCAGTCTAGACGAATAATGTACAACGCTGGAAGGCAATACGGGTTAGGTTCTGCAAGACAAAGAAACATAAGGGATAGAACGAAATCTATAATGGGAAGATATGCTGAGAAAATAGATAGCTATTTCTCAAAAAGAGGAGTTGATGTCTATGGAAACAAGCCAATTTCTCGCCGTGTATATATGGGTAACAATAACGGTTGAAATTATGATTGGCGATTTTATACTTTGGATAAGGAATGTTCTAAAGCAAAATCTGTTTTGTGTTCATCATTATGTTTGGAAAGGTAGTGTGATATTCTCTGAGTTCAGGTATGAACAATGTAAGAAATGTGGAAAATTAAAGAAGTAATATGAGCAATAGTGAATCTCAAAATAGAAAAGGTAAAGGAGGAAGAAAGCCAAAGTTTGACTACACAAGCGAGGACTTTCTTTCTCTCGTGGAATCGTATGCCAAAAAGGGATTCACTGATAAGGAAATTGCCTATGCCATAGGTATTTTACCACAAACTTTCTGCGAAAAGAAAAGTGAGTACACCGAAATATCCGAAGTCTTAGCGCGTGGGCGCGCGACCATCAATGCGACCGTCCGAGCTAAGTTCCTTGCTATGGCTCTTGGCGGCATCAAGACAAAAAGCACTGTGGTAAGGAAGCTCCGTGACACAGAAGGCAATCTGACCGGTGAGGAAGAATTGCAAGTAAGTGAAAGTGAACTGGCTCCGAATCTGCAAGCAATGTCCGTTTGGCTGTATCACCACGATGAGGATTGGAGAAAGGTTGAACGCAAGCAGGATGAAGACGCTGATATTCCAACAGGCATAGAGCATGGCATCAATATTGATTCCTGGATTAAAGACAAACTGAAATGATAGTACCTCAAGAAATATATCATCCACTATACACCGATACAGAGAAATTCATTATCCTTATCACCGGTGGGCGTGGTTCGGGTAAATCTTTCAACGCTTCCACTTTCATTGAGCGGTTGACCTTTGAAATGACACCGGTAGAGAAGATAGTTCATCAGATTCTCTACACCCGTTACACTATGGTTTCTGCCGGTATGTCTATCATCCCCGAAATGATGGAGAAGATAGATTTGGACGGTACCACGAAATATTTCAAGACCACAAAGACGGACATAGTCAATAAGATGACTAAGAGCCGTATCATGTTCCGGGGTATCAAGACTTCTTCCGGGAACCAGACAGCAAAACTGAAATCCATTCAAGGCATTACGACTTTCGTCTGCGATGAAGCGGAAGAGTGGACAAGCGAAGATGAGTTCGACAAGATAATGCTCTCCATTCGCAAGAAGGGTATTCAGAACCGGATTATCATTATAATGAACCCATGCGATTCCAATCACTTCATCTACAAGAAATACATTGGGAAAACTCACAAGCTGGTAGAGATTGACGGTGTGCAGGTTCAGATTTCCACTCATCCGAATGTGCTCCATATCCATACTACGTATTTTGATAACTTGGATAACCTTTCTCCTGAGTTCCTGAAAGAGGTGGAAGATATGAAGGTGGGTAATCCTGAAAAGTATGCTCATGTGGTTATCGGTCGCTGGGCTGACGTTGCAGAAGGTGCAGTGTTCAAGAAGTGGGGAATTGTTGACGAGTTCCCGGCTTGGGCAAAGAAAATTGCTTTCGGGCAAGACTTCGGTTATACGCATGACCCGTCTGCTTCCATTCGTTGTGGTATCGTTGATAACGCCCTTTACTTGGATGAAGTGGATTACCGTACTGGATTGCTTTCTTCTGACATCATCAAGACTCTTCGCCCATGGGGTTTGAAAGTCATAGCTGATAGTGCTGACCCTCGATTGATTCAAGAGATACACAACGGAGGAATCAAGATATATGCCGTAGAGAAAGGTGCAGGCTCTATCAATGCCGGAATTGACAAAATGAAAGATATGGAGATTTATATAACCAAACGCTCGTACAACTTGCAAAGCGAGTTCAGAAAGTATGTTTGGGCAAAGGATAAGGACGGGAACTATATCAACGAACCGGAAGACCATGACAATCACGGAATAGATGCTGTACGTTACTATGTATTGGGTGAGCTTCTTGGTAAGATTCAGAAGCCGAAAGATTTAACTGGAATATTCACACACTAAAAATATAGATTATGCCATTAACGCTTGAAGAAATATTAGCATTGCCTGACATCGGGCAGAAGATAAACTACCTGAAGAAAGGTAGAAAGACCGAACTTCCCGACCGTTGTAAATTGTGGGACGATTGGAATCCGGAACGACATGAAATCATGGTTGACAAAAAGAAGTATCCGGACAGAAAGGTTCTTGAAAAAGAAGCAGAGAAACACTTCGATGAAAAAACGGGTAAGACTTATGAAATCGAAGCAAAGTATAAGACTGAACCGGTGAACCGTATCTCCATTCCATTGGAACAGGATATAGTGAACATTCAAACTGCTTTCACGGTCGGCACAGAACCGTCTATGGATTGCACTCCGACTGATGATGATGAAAAGAAGTTGCTGGATGCGGTAAAGGCAGTATTCAAGTCTAATAAAATCAAATACCAAAACAAGAAGATTGTCCGTGCCTGGCTCTCCGAACAAGAAGCGGCAGAATATTGGTATGTTACCGATGATGATTCGTTTTGGGCAAAGTTCTGGAAGAAAGTAAAGACTACGTTCGGTGGCAAGGTCAAACCCACCAAGAAACTGAAAAGCGTGTTATGGTCTCCATTCAGAGGTGATAAGCTATACCCGTTCTTCAATGACGAAGGTAAAATGATTGCTTTCTCACGTGAGTATAAGAAGAAGCTCATGGATGATTCGGAGGTCATCTGCTTTATGACTATCACGGACAAAATGGTTTATCAATGGGATTTATCTAAAGGGTATGAAGAAAGAACGCCTTTTGCTCATGGATTCTCCAAACTACCGGTTTGCTATGCTTATCGTCCTGAACCTTATTGCAAGAAGATAAAGACTTTTCGGGTCCGGTTGGAGAAACTATTATCCAATTATGCTGATTGTATAGACTACCATTTCTTTCCACTGTTGAAGCTAATTGGTGATGTAGAGGGTTTCATGGGTAAGGTTAAGGATAGAATGGTAAAACTAACTGGAGAAGGTGCGGATGCTCAGTATCTAACATGGAATCAGGTGCCAGATACCGTAAAATTTGAAGCAGAAACACTCACCAATATGGCTTATGATATGTCAAACACTCCAAGAATATCTTTTGAGACGTTGAAGGGGGTAGGCAAAGCATCAGGAACCGCTTTCCGCTTTATGTTCATGGGTGCACACATGGCGGTAGAAAATCACGGTGAGGTTATCGGTGAGTTCTTGCAGCGGAGAGTAAATTTCATTGTTTCCGCTTTAGGCTCTATCAATCCAACCGAGTTTAGCAAGGCATCGCAGACCATTGACATAGAAACAGAACTAGTTCCATATATGATTGACGATTTGAATGATAAGGTGACTACTGCCGTTTCCGCTGTCAGTGGTGGCATTTGGTCAACCCGTGAGGGAATCATGTTTGCTGGGAATACTGATAGGATAGAAGAAGAGCTTGCAGAAATCAAGGAGGAGCAAGCGGCAAAAAATAACAATGCAGCGTCTCCTAACCCCAAGGGATAATTCATTACTTCATGTGTTTATGTACTATTGAGCGGAGCTAATTTAGTTCTGCTTTTTTTATTGCTAAATTCTATATTGTAGAATATATTTCTTGGAAAAATTTTATAATTCAAAATTAATTCATATTTTTGCATCAAACAAAAGAGGTATGAGAATTGTATCACATAGAAAATTGAAAGAGTTCTACCAAACGAAAGGCTATGAAGATTCACGCATAGCTTTAGAACGTTGGTATGACATAGCGGAAAAAGCTGAATGGAAAAACTTATCAGACATAAAGGTGGACTTTCTTTCAGTTGATTATGTAGGCAATCAACACTACGTTTTCAATATTAGAGGTAACAATTATCGGCTTGTGGTAGTTATTAAATTTACGGTGGGGTACATATTCATCCGGTGGGTTGGTACTCATAAAGAATATGATAAAATTGATTGTTCAACCATTTAATAGATAGAAGTATGAATAAAGTAACGAAAGAACAATATGAATTTGCTTTGGCAAGAGTAGAGGAACTTCTGCCATTGGTTGATGATAATACCCCTGCAAACGATAAGAATGCGGTGGAACTTACAGTTATGTCCGACATTGTGATAGCTTACGAAAAGGAGCACTTCCCAATAGAAAAACCAACAGTTGCAGAATTGATAGAATTATCTCTAGAAGAAAAAGGAATGAGTCAGAAGCAACTTGCTGGTGAGATTGGAATAAGTCCATCGCGTGTGAATGACTATATTTCTGGACGTTCGGAACCGACCCTCAAAATTGCGAGGTTGCTATGTCGAGTGCTGAATATACCTCCAGCCGCGATGTTGGGTTTCTGATTAGTTCATAAGAAGAATATTTAGGCGTGATTCATTCGGTTTCACGCCTTTTTTATACCATTTTACGACAATCGTTTCATTGTCGTGTATCACCTATCTGATAATTTTTCACCTTCTTTATAAATAACGAAATTTACCGTAGAAATTTATAAATCAAATTCATACGGTATGACAATCTTAGAACAAATCTTAGCAGGGCTACAACAGAAATTCGCTGGGGTGGACACTGCTATTCTTACCCGCATTGCCACCAAAAAGGCAGAGGGTGTAACGGACGAGACAAAGGTAAACTCAATTGTTGAGGGTATCAGTTTTTCGGACGTGCTTAATTCTTATGGTGATTTCCGTGCCGGGGATGCTTCCAAGACCGCAGTTTCCAACTACGAAAAGAAGCATAACCTGAAAGACGGAAAGCCAATCGAGACTACCACAACCACCAAAACGGAAGAGAATAAAGACGATGTGCCTGCATGGGCGCAAGCTTTAATTGACTCCAACAAGAACCTTTCTGATAAGCTAACACAGTTTGAAACGGAAAAGGCTCAAGCAACACGTAGCCAGCAGATTTTGGCAAAGGCAAAGGAGTATGGTATTCCCGAAAACTACGCCAAACGATGCGCCATTAAGGACGATGAGGACTTGGACGCATACTTCAAGGACTTGAAGCAGGAGTTCGCAAATGACGGCTTCAAAGGCGTGACCCCTCCCGAATCAGCGGAAGAGAAGATTGAGAAAGAATCTGAATCTATCGCTAAGATGATTGACGAGGGAACGAAAACTATTGTTGAACAAAACAAGAATTAATTATGTCAGCAGGATTTAAGTATGATTTGGTTCCGCTCGTTGAGCAAGAGGAACGCTACGATGTCCAGACCGGTATTCGTAGACGTGGCCCGTTCAAACTCGACACGCAGAACCTAGTAGTGGGAAGTTTTCTTCCCGTATTTACGCCGATTTGTGCGGACTTGAAAAACAAGTTCGCTTATGCGGTAATCAACGTGAGAGTTGTGGAAGCCTATACCACCGGTGTGGAGGCTTTGTCTATCAAGGTAGCCAAGAACTCTTTGGCTTATGTGGGAATGTTTGTCGGAAGCGGCACTAAAGGTGCTGAGGTCGCAGCTATTGACAAATCTAATGCCAACTACGATGTCTTGACTATCAAGGCTGCTTTCGGTGAGAATATCGCCAAAGATACCGTACTTTTCAATGCGGTTGCGGTTGACGGCTTGAAACAGAAGCATGTAGCAAATTCAGCCCTGTTTAACCGTACAAAGGTTGAGGACGGGATTACGCTGGTTTCATTGCTTCGTACAGCCGCAGAGATTGAGTCTTCAAAACTGGTTATGCCGTTCTCCGAGAACGATAAAGCCAACATGAAGGGATGGTTTGAATTTAACGAGTAAGGAGGTGGGATATGTTTTTAACGATTCAAACATTATTCGATGATGCGAACATTGTTTCCGCTATCATCAGACGTGTGAACCAGACACGCAAGGACACAATCTATTGGCAGCAGTATCTTACTTTCCGCAGGGTAACTACCCGCGTGTTCAAAGATTATATCGGTTCTGTAACCGGAGTTATGGCAGGTTCCATCAATTCACGTTTTGGAGAGAAACCCATCCGTGAACGTCGGAACATCGGTTCCGGATATGGTGAGATTGCCTATTTGGGTGATGCTTATCAGATGTCTATCGACCGTCTTTCTGAATTGCAGGATTTGATTGACAAGTTCAATGCAGCTAAATCGGCAGACCAAAAGGCTGCAATGGAAGAGATTGTAAATTTCCTAGTAGATGACTACCGTCAGATTACCCTTGCCGCCCACAAGCGCATGGATATTATTGTTGGTGCCTTGTTGATGCTTGGTGAAGCCACCGTTTACAACAAGGATGCTGCAATAACTTCCGGTCAGACCAATAATAAACTGCTGGAGATTACCCTTCCGTTCAATTTTATCAAGCTGAAAAGTACGGATGTGGTTGTGGACGGAAAGAATATGTTCATCTCTTATTTGAGAGAGAAACTCCATTCCTTGGCACCGGACTATGGCGTTTATGCCAAGATGGTTATGACTCGTGCATCTTTCAACAAGCTTATTCTTGGTTCATCTGAATTTGGTGAGCAGTACAAGATGATTCTTGGTTCTAATGAGATGAAGTTGAGTACGGGATTGGTTTCCTCTTCTTTGGCTTCCGAAGTGTTCACCGGTATCGGTCTGCCTCGCATCGAAATCAAGGAGGACTACGTGAAAGACCAGACGGGAAAGAATGTGCAGATTTACGCGGATAACCGTATTACTCTGTTACCTTCTGACAACATTGGTTATATGCGCCATCATACCCCGTATGAAGCGACAGACCCAGTACAAGGACGTACTTATATCCCGTCAGAGGGGCAGATGCTTATCTCCAACTACCGTGACAAAAACGGTCGCTACATGGAATATACGGCAGAGTGGATTCCGCAGATTTCCAATCCAGATTTGATAACCAATTTCGATTTGAGCGAAATTGCATCCATCCAATCAGCATAAGGGGGTAGGATATGAAAGTAAAGGTTATATCAGTTTTCCGCGACAAGTTCACCGGAAAGTATTATACTCCCGGTGAAGTGATTGAAGTCGGTGAGGAGACCCGTGTGCTGGATATGGAAAGTCGCAGACTTGTCGAAAGGGTTGAGGTGAAAACTCCCGAAGTGAAAACCACTGAAGAAAAGAAGGAGGTGAAAATCTCCCTCTTTGAGAAAGAGTTCGAGAAGAAAACTTTGATTGAGGCTTTGAAGTCCATCGGTGTGCAGGCTTCCGGCAATATGAAAGAGGAAACTCTTTTGGGTAAGGTTGTAGAACTTGATGAAGAATCAACAGCCAAACTGAAAGAAGCATTAGGTATCGAGTAAAAGGATAGGGTAGTGCTTCTACCCTTCCATTGTCTAATTTTATAAATCAGAAAAGAAATGAAGAATTTTATTTTTGCCATGTGTGGCTTTTTAATGATGTCTTTGGTTTCGTTGAGCGTGCAGGCATCAAGTGTGGAATCTTCTAAGTGTGAATACGTGAATCCATCGGTTGATGTTGGTCTGCCAGATATTCAGTTTATCACTTTGGAAACGGCTCTGGCTGATTGTGTTGTACCGACCATGACGCATCCCGTGTTTTTGGTTGCAAATAACCCGGCTATGATGTGTTCGATAAAAGAGGGAATGGCTATTCAAGGGATACGAATTAATGTTCCCAAATGCCCGTTCAGATACATCTATAAATCAAAGTATTGCACGCATTATAGCTATACCGCATATAGTAAACTGATTACATCATATTGATTGATAACAGTCATGAGTAACAAGGAGTTTGTATTAAGCGTTTTTGATAAGAATCCCCCGTCTGATCTTGTAGTTGAAAATATACTTTCAAGAACGGGATTGGATGGCGAAGAACCTTTTGCCGAGGAAAATAGGGCAAGATTAGAGGTCGCTTGTGCCAAGCAAATTCCGTGGATGATACAAAATCCATCTTCGGTCAGCGAAAGCGGATTTTCTGTGTCTTGGTCTAATCATGTTGATAGCCTAATGAAATTGTACTCATGGCTGTGTAAACAGTACGGTTTGAAAGACGAACTGGGTAACAAACCTAAAGTGACTTTCTTATGATATTCGCTCCACACATATTGCAGGTAAAAGTTATCACCCCAATGGAAAGGGACGAGTTTGGCAGACCCATCCCTGGAACGGGCGGCGAGAGCTGGCAGGAGGTATGCAAGTGCCGTTGTGATGATAACACTACCAAAGAGTTTTCATCTGATAACGGCTCTGTGTATCGTCCGAATTATCATGTAGTATGTGAGAAAAGAATTACTGTCAAGGCTGGCGATGAAGTACGTTGCATGGATGGTGATGGCGTAAGAGGTCAAGGCGAAGTCTACACGGTAAAGAGTACAAACTACTTTAACTACTCGGAATTATGGATGTAGATTTCGATTTCTCAGATGTCGACTCCTTTTTCGATGAAGGAGAATGGGAGGTCGAAAAGAAGATGATTGATGTGGGGGATGAAGCCGTGAAGTACGCAGAGGAACATGGGGATTATCAAGACCATACACTCACTTTGAGAACGTCCAATGATTACGATGTCGATAAAGACGGTCTGACGCTAAAAAACGAAGCAGAATACGCTTCATTCGTGGAATCCAAAGGGTTTGAAGTTTTGAGTGGTGCCGCTTTATATGCGGAAAAACGATTAAAAGAAGAATTTGAAAAATGAAAAAGTATATTGGAACAAAACAGATTGAAGCTGAACCTATGAAAATGGGCGAAGCTGACGAAAAATGCTTGATTGCAGTAGGTGGAAAGCTAACAAAAGAAGAACGGTCTATAAATGGCTATCATGTGAAGTATGATAATGATATAAAATCATGGCTTCCTAAAGATGAGTTTGAAGAAACATATAAGTGCGCTGATACTTTCCTTGACCGTTTGCTTATCGAGCAGCAGGATTTAGCCGAAAAGTTTAGTAAGCTGTGTGCTTTTGTAGATACTCCCAAGTTTGAAGAAGTTGTAAAAAATGAACACCAACGTGATTTGCTTCTGCAACAGCGTGATTATATGGGCGAGTATTTGAACATTCTCAATCAACGTATCAAAGCATTGGGATGATAGTAACTACCGACATAGGAAACATTCTCTATCGGGATTGTAAGGCTTTCAGGATAGATATAGTACCAGCAGGGGAAATCCTGATGGGAGAATTGAAGTCTGAAAGGATTGTCATCCACACGAAGAAACAACAGCCGGGAGAGTATTGGAAAAAGTCTTTCGCGGAAGTGAATCTATGTGTACCCAATTTAAGCGAGAATGAAGCGAACACAATCCGGCTTAACGAACTTGAAAGAAAGGCTGGCAAGCTGCTTGATGATGTAGTAAGCACCTATGACGGAACAACCTATCGCTATTCTATCGAATCAATCGGTACAGAAGCGGACACGGCTTTGAAATGCCATTATGTGAATGTGAGAATTTTATTTGAAGTATTAAATGTAAAACTATAAGATTATGATTTCAGCAGTAGGAATAAAAAGAATCTTGTTTGCCGACATTGATAAGGTAACGGCGGACATTACCCCCGACATCGCCAAGACTTTAATCCAAGCGGCCATCGCCGCCAAAGATGAAGTTTTGAATGTACACGGGGAAACGTGGCAGATTGAGGAAACGGAAGCCTCTGTCACTGGGTACAAGAACCAATTAACGGGAAAGAATTACCGTTACGATGATGTGCCGGGAGAAGTGTCACCCACTTTCTCTATCGGACAATATGACTGGAAGACAAAGAAAGCGTTCATGGGTGGCGATGTTATTCAGGCAACATCTAAAGATGTGGGTTGGAAGCGTGCTTTGGATAAAGTGGTCATTAACAAAGCATTGTTCTGTCTGACCGATGATGATGTCTGGTTCATCTTCCCAAAATGCCGTATTGTTTCCCGTGAAGCCAATACGGATAAGGCAATTGCAATCGCTGTAAAAGGCTTGGTGCAGGAACCGGGAATTGAAGGCGTTTCTTCTGAGTATAACTATGAAGAAGGGCAGATTAAAGCTTTGCAGGCATGAACTACAGTAACCATTGTACCTACTCCTTCCGATGCGACCGTAAAGCTGGACGGTGTAACGGTCAAGTCAAAGCAGGTGAATGCTGGGGCTACCGTTCACTATGAAGTGTCGAAAGTGGGGTACGTCACTCAGTCAGGAGATATTAAAACCACTCCTTCTGAAGTTGATACCACTCTTAAAAAAGAGATAACATTGGTAAAAGTACAAGAGTGATAACCGGGGGGATGGATTATACCATTCCCCCTTTTAGTTTAAGAATATGAATCAAGCAGCAAAAACGGTTTCTGATGCTTTGTTAGGGCTGGATTTCATGAATGTGGAGATAGGAGGGATGGTTTATACCATTAAACCTCCTACAATTAAAATTATCTGTCGTGCCATTCATCATTTTTCCAATATCGGCATGACTGGAGATAATGTTATGGAAGCTATTAAAGAGCTTCCTGAAGCTACTGAAGATATGCTGAAAGGTATTTCATGCTTCATCTGCGGGAATGATAGTTTGGTCAAAGAATTGGAGAACGGCACTTTTGAAGAAGTCAAAGATGCCTTGGAAGTCTGTTTCTCTATGATGGATATTTCGGCTTTTCAGTGTGTCAGCTCGATGAGGAACGTGTCGATGCTGGCAGCAAAACCGAAACAGTAGGAAACACAACGTTCTTCGGGCAGATAGCCCATTTGATTGACACGCTGCATCTGAATTATACAGAAGTGTTTGAGATTATCCCTTATCGGAATCTGCTGATGATGCAACGGGATAAATTACGCGCAGTATATGGTGGTCAGAAGGTGAATAGAATCAGTGGTAAGGAATTGGCTAATCGTAGGAAAAAGAAATAGATATGGCAAAATTATATTTTAAGATAGGTAGTGACTGGGAAGAAGTTGTAAGACTTCGTAATGAAATTGCAAAATTAAAGCAGGAGTTAATGAGCATGGATGGCACGCAGTCTCCTGCTGCTTTCAAGGCTCTGAATGTCCAACTTGCTGCATCCAACCAAAGATTGGATGAATTGGTGACTAATGCGGCCAAAGCCGGGGCCGAAATGGAGACGGGATTTAAGAAGAAAATCTTTGATGCCTCGCAGGTTGTAAACGGGTTTACGGAAAAGATGATCGCTCAAAAGGCTGTTGTTAAGGATGTTGAAGCGGACGTTAAACGACTTGGCGACGCTTACCGTGTAGCGTTGAAACGGAATCCGTTATCAGCAAGCAGTAAGTTAGAAGAATACAATGCTGCCCGCAAAGCTCTTGATGAAGAAAAGGCAGCTTTATTTGGATTAACCCAACAACAAGCCGAAGCGCGTCTTTCCGTAAAGAAACTCCGGGATGAATACGCTCTATACAAGGATGATGCAAAAGAAGTAGTAGAAACTAATAATGGCATTGCTATTTCTTGGAAGAAAGCATTGGCGGTTATTGGTGGTGCTGGAGTATTAAAGGCATTAGGTTCTGAAATGATTCGTGTTCGTGGCGAATTTCAATCCATGCAGATCGCTATTGAGACTATGGTTGGAAAGGATGTGGCAGGACAACTGATTCCGCAAATCAAGGAGCTGGCTAAGATTTCTCCACTTACTATGTCAGATATGGTTGGAGCAGAAAAAATGATGCTCGGTTTCAATATTCAGGCAGAAGACACTATCAAATACTTGAAAGCCATTAGTGATATTTCTATGGGGGAATCCAGTAAGTTCAATTCGCTGACTTTGGCGTTCTCTCAAATGTCCGCTGCCGGCAAGCTGATGGGACAAGACCTTAACCAAATGATTAATGCCGGGTTCAACCCGTTGCAGATTATCTCTGAAAAGACCGGAAAATCTATCGCAACTTTGAAAGACGAAATGTCTAAAGGGGCTATTTCTGCAGAGATGGTACAACAGGCATTCATTGATGCAACTTCCGCAGGTGGCAAGTTCTACAATATGTCTGAAAACGCCTCAAAGACTATCAACGGACAGTTGTCTATGATGCAGGACGCTTTGGATAGTGTTTTCAATGAACTGGGAACTAAATCGGAAGGTGCCATTATGAGCGGCATTCAGATGACTACCTCACTGATTGAAAACTATGAAACGGTGGGAAAAGTATTGGCAGGATTGATAGTTACTTATGGCACATACAGAACCGCCGTGATGCTTACCACCATTGCCACAAGCAAACACACGATAGCCGAGGTAGCCCTTACTAATGCCCGTGTATTGGCACGAAAAGCACAGCTGGCTCTTAATGCAGCCATGCTTACCAATCCATACGTGGCTTTAGCTACGGTGGTGGTGGGACTGACTGCTACGATGTGGGCAATGTCTGATAGCACAACAGCCGCTGCACGTGCTCAAAAAGAATATAATGACATTAAGGATGCAGCATCCCAAAAGGAGCAGGAGCACAAACAGAAAATAGAAGAATTGTTGACCGCCGCCCGTGATGAAAGTTTGGCCACTCTCACTCGCCAAAAATCATTAGAAGAACTTCGTAAAGAATATCCGAAAATTTTCGAGCAATATGATATTGAAAAGCTAAGATTAGAAGATATTCTAAAATTGAAGCAGCTGATTAATGAAGAAGATGCAAAACTGTCTGTTCAAAACAGGAAAGAGAATTATACTTCATTAATGCAGACAGTTACCAATCAACGAAGATATTTACAGCTATTTGATAATCCGAATTTGCGTAAGAATATGTCTGATGCTGATATGGAAATATGGAAAATGTTTTCTGGCAAACAGTCTTATGTGCAGGTTCGTGAACAAATGGAGAAAAACTCTGAACTGTTGAAGAAATATCAGAAAGATGTATTAGATGATAATATCACTGCTTATAAAGCTAACCTTAAAAACTATTCCAAAGAAAGACTTGAAGCGGAATTGAAACTTGCTCAATCGTCTGCATCCAAACGCAATGGTTTTGTTGTAAACGGGATGATGGTTAAAGGTGGAGATTTGGATAGCATTATATCTTCTATTAATGGAGCGTTGGCAGAAAAGAAATCTCCTACCACATACAAAGAGGATTATGAGAAAGCCAAGAAGGATTGGGAAGATGCTAAAAAGAAACTTTCTGAAATAGAAAAAGACAAATCCAAGTTCACTTCCAAGCAGTATGAAGAGGCTAAGAAACGGGTAGAAACAACTGAAAAAGCCTATAAAAATTTAGGTGGTATCACTGGTAGTTCTTTAACTAAGCAGGAAAATCAGGCTGAGAAACTTCGCAAGCAGACCGATAGATATAATGTCCTCCTTGATAAACAAGCTTTGGAACAAAGGCGTTCTGCCGAAGATTTGCAAATAAAAGTTGATGAAGCCCGAATCAAGGCAATGGATGAAGGTCATGCTAAGACCATTGCCGAAATAGAGCTCAACTTTGAGAAAGAGATGCAGGCTATCGATCGACAGAAAGAGGATGCTCTGCGGAAAAAGATTGAGGATGCCCGTACTGCATGGGATGCTAATCCGGAAAATAAAGGAAAGTCCTTTGACGGGAGCGGTATTAAACTATCTAAGGATGAGAATACACTATTTAATGAATTATATAAAGGTGGAATAACCGCTTTCGAGAAGAACTTAAAAGCGTATCAAGATAAGCAGGATAATGCTTGGAATGAGTATTATATCAAGTACGGAGAGTATCAGGAAAAGCGTAAGGCGATTACTGATAAATATGAAAAATTGATTGCCAAAACAGAAGAGAATACTCCCGAAAGGGCGAATTTGACGGCTGAAAGAAAAAAAGAACTTGATGATTTGGATGCAGAACTGATGGAGAGTTCCGAATTATGGAGTAAATTATTTTCTGACTTTTCCAGCCGTTCCTCATCATCAATAAGAGGTATTATACAAGACATTCAAGGTCTTATCGATTATATGAATGGTGTGAAGGGAACGGAGATGCCTGATTTATTTAAAGATAATGAGAAGGCTGTAAAAGCGATAAATGCGGCGATGTCCAATCCTGAATCTCTGAAAAAGTTTACATCCAACCTTTCGTCCACGGTGAAAAAGTTCAAGAAGATGCTTGATGAAGAAAATCCGTTCAAACTGATTCAGGAAGGTTTTAAGAAGAATGATTCGGAAAGTATTGTGAAGGGATTCCAAGGCATAGCTTCGGCTGCGAATGCATTGGGAAACGTACTTGATGGTTTAGGGGTGAAAGCGGACAGCGCAGCTGGGAAAACCGTTTCCGTGCTTGGGGATACAGCTTCTTATGCTGCGCAGGGCGCATCCATTGGTGGTCCATGGGGCGCTGTTATTGGAGGTGCTATTGGAATGGCTAAAGGTCTGGTAGGCGTGCTTGGTGCTGATTATTCTGCCTATAACAAGATGAAAGACGAGTATGGGGCGCTTATTGACGTTTGGGACATACTGATAAACAAAAAGCAGAAATATATAGATATATCTTATGGAGATGAAGCACGTAAGGCTGGGCAAGAAGTTTTGGACTTATTGAATAAGAAAGCTCAAAGCAATGTTGCACTTGGAGTGGAGAGGCTTAATGCAGGGGCGAGCGCAGGTTCTCACTCCATTGGCGTTCGTCAGAGAAAAGGAATGTCAAGCCAGGGCTGGGATGAACTTCGTAAAGCGGCACAGTCCATTGGATTCGATTATAACTCGGTTGCTGACGGTCGTATGACTGGATTGTTTTCTCTTACGGCAGAACAATTGGAACGTCTACAGGAAGAGGCACCTACGTTTTGGGCGAAGTTGGATGGTGATGTACAAAGGTATTTGCAAAACATTATTGATTGTTCTAACGAGATAGAGGATATGAAGACAAAACTTCAAGAAACTATGACCGGTGTTTCTTTTGATTCTTTTTACGATAGTTTTGTTTCAACTCTTTCCGATATGGATAAGAGTAGCAAGGATATGGCTGATGATTTCGGAGAGTACTTGAAAAATGCCATTTTAGAAAACCTAGTGGCAAATAAATATCGTAGCAAGATTGAAGCCTTATACAACGATTGGGCTGCAAAATCAGACAGCGATGGAGATGGAATTTTTGACCTCACTTCTGAAGAAGCCAAAGACCTGAAAGATACCCAGAAAGCATTGGCAGAACAAATCATGGCGGAGCGTGATAAAATGGCGGAAGTTTTCGGCTGGAGTACATCTGAATCCTATTCCCAATCTTCTTCATCAAGAGGATTCGGCACTGAAATGACACATGAAGATGCAGGAGAACTAAGTGGTAGATTTACGGCGTTGCAGATTACAGGAGAAGAAATAAAAAATCAGAATATTATTCAATCTCAATCACTTAATCTACTAACAGTAAAAGCAGATGCTCTACTTTCCATAAATACGGAAGCAAGGAATATCGCTGATGATACGCGGGATTTGATAGCACAATCCTATCTTGAATTGGTACAGATTTCAGAAAATACAGGGGCAATCGTCAAACCTATTCAACAGATGCAAAGAGATATAGCAGAAGTTAAAAAGAATACAGCAAAATTATAATCTATGAATGAATTATTAATTAATGATAAAAACGCTTACACGACATGGGGTGTGAGAATGGGAGATGGGTTTCTTGATGTTATTGGGGCATCCGCTCCCATGAAGGATTTTATTGAGAACAAAAGCCGACTTGAACATGGGAAACGGGTAATAATCAATAATCCTAAAGTCGATGAGAGGGAAATAACACTTTCTTTTACAATTGAAGGAAATTCCCAATCTGATTATCAAGCAAAGAAAAAGGCTTTCTTTGGAGAATTGTACAAAGGTGCGGTTGATATTAAGATTCCGGCTAATAGTAGCGAGATTTATCATCTTATTTATACTGGCAAGAGTGTCACTTATGCTCAGAGCTTAGACCGAACTTTCGGTAAGGTTTCGATGAAATTTTCAGAGCCAAATCCGGCAAACAGAAGCTAATTCACGACATTGGTTTTATTGTCGTGTATGTGAGTGCTCAAAATTGGGCACTCTTTTTTTTATCCCCGAACTTTGAAGACATGGAACTAATAGACATCAAAGACATATCCGGCAAAATTCTCCTTACCATCCTTCCCGAAGAAGGCTGCAAGCGTAAGTTCACTCTGATGAAGGAGGACTACATCATGTTAAAATTCTCCTTGGAGAATCCTGTATTCTTCAAACTCGGCTCATCCGTTGAATGTGACTTCGGACTGTTCGAAGTGTGCGATTTGCAGAAGCCCGTATTCAACACCAATACCGCCGGCTACGATTACGAATTAAGACTTGACGCCTATTACTGGAAATGGAAAAACAAAATCTTCAAATATACCCCGGAGACGGCCGGACAGGAAGCGTCCTGGAACCTGACCGCCCCGCTTGACGTACAAGCCGGTATAGTCCTTAGAAATTTGAAAGCTCTTGGTTACACATACAAAGGACAGGATTTTGTTTTCTCCATTGACAGTACGGTAGAGAACAAATCACAACTGATGTCTTATGAGAACATCAACATTTTGGATGCCTGTTTCTCCATGGCGAAAAAATGGGATTGCGAGTGCCGGATAACCGAGAATATAATCCATTTCGGGCGTTGTGAGTTTGGCGACGCGGTGGACTTCGAGATCGGGAAAAACGTGCAGGAAATGCCACGATCCGAATCCCGGTCCACCTATGCGACAAGAATCTATGCTTTCGGCTCGACAAAGAACATCCCTTCCAACTACCGTCCGGTTGATGAGACCGTGGTTGTGAACGGTGTGGTGCAGCGCAGGTTGATGTTACCCGAAGGAACCCCGTACATAGACGCTTATCCTGATATGACCATCGAGGAAGCCATTGAACAGGTGGTTATCTTCGATGAAGTCTATCCCCGAAGAACGGGCACCATGTCGGATGTTACTACCATCGAGGTGACGGACAAGGTGGAGAATGAGGACGGCACAACCACTGAGGAAAAATGGAATGCCTACCGTTTCAGGGATACAGGTGTTAACTTTTCCGAGAAATATATCCTCCCCGGTCAGGAGCTGAGGATACGTTTCGCGTCCGGGCTTCTCAACGGTCTGGAGTTCGCCGTGAAGTTCAATCCTGAAGGAATGTCGGAGAAGCTGGAGGACGGCGGCTGGAATCCCGATGCACAGTTATGGGAGATAGTCAGGAATGAGGACTACGGCAGACCGCTTCCCGGCGATGTGCTCTTTCCCCAGGATGGAGATGAATATGTACTATCCGGCTGGGACAGCACGAAAATAACCGAACTGGGGCTTGTGGGTGCTGCAGAACAGGAACTGAAGGTCAAGACGGAAAAATACGCTTCCAAATCAAAGGTTGACCCGAGTACTTACGACTGCACGATGATGTCCGGTGACGCATACCGCGAGGACGGCATTCATAACCTCTACAGCATTGGTCAAAAGGTTAATCTTATTAACAAAGCCTATTTCGATAACGGAAGGCAGTCAAGGATTATCGGTTTTGAATTTAACTTGGATTTCCCGTTTGATTCGCCTGTCTATACCGTTGGTGAGACGGCTGCCTATTCCCGTATCGGCGAGCTGGAGGAGAAGGTTGAGAGCCTTACTCTGAAAGGACAGACCTATACGGGCGGTGGTGGCAGCGGCGTGTATGTGATTGGAAGCCACGACTCAACCCCGGCGACAGACCATAACGTGTATTCCGCATTACGCTCGTTGATCATGTTCATGCGCAAGGACACGGAGGAACGCACCAGTTTCCTCCTCTCCCTGCTAGGTGGAACCGTCATTAAGAAATACGCCAAGTTCGGTGATTTCGTCACCGGCATTTCAGGAGGTTACATCGGTGAGGACGCCCGTGCTGAGCTGGAGGCTTTGGTCCTGCGCAGCTCCCTGAGTGTTCCCGAACTTCGTTTCAACCGTCAGACCTATTTTGAGGGATATAATACCATCAGTCCCGGCGGAGGGCTGAAGATAAAAAGCTTTGTCGCCAACAGTGACGGCAGCTATACTGTCACCCCCGATCTGGAGGATGGTGTTCCGCTGGGGCAAAAGCCGGATGATATCCTCCTGGGTTTCTGGCATGACAAAAGTGCCACTACCGGTGACTTTGCCGGTTTCAGAAAGGTACAGTACCGTATCACTTCCGCAGATTACGATGAGAAGACATTCGTGATGGTTCCGCGTCCCGGATATGAGTTCGTCCCCCATAACGAGATGCGTCTCGGACAGACGGGCAATTTCACCGACAAGGAGCGTCAGACCTATATCATCATAGACGTGCGTGACGGCAACTGCTGCATCACCCTTGTAGACGATGCCAACACCTGGGACCCGGAGCCGGCACAGATGAAGAGCTGGTTCGGCAAGAAGAAGGGCATGACCATCAACGGGATCAACTGCGACAGGTTCTCGGCAGTATTGCAGGATATCATCATGACCGGGCTTATCTTCCAAGTGGACGAGATCACCGGCCAGAGCGTGCGTGTGCCGATAGACTACCCCTCATGGGAGTCGGGCAGGAAGTATGCATATTATTCCCGCGTTCCTCATAACGGTTCCACATGGCTTTGTGTCAATGAAAATGGCACCACTTCCGAACCGTCCGAGAATAACCCGGACTGGCTCGTTTCTTCAGCTAAAGGCGAGAAAGGCGAACCGGGCTTGTCTGTAGTCGGTGGCGGTCATTGGGAATCCGCCAACACACCATATAGTGCCAATACAATGGTTACTCTTGCCAACTGTGTCTTTTTATCCAAGGTGGAGACATCCAATCCTCCCATCAGAATATTGCGTGTTAAAGGTGGTAATTTCCTAAGAGAGAAGGACGGTGGTTATTATCTTGCCGGAAAACCTGCCGACTGGGAGGTTAACGAAGACTGGGACATGCTTCTTGACGGGCGTGAACTGAAAGGAGAGAGCATCACCTTCCTTGGTGAGTTCGCATCCCATCCGTCCAATCCCAAGGAGGGTGACAGCTACCGGAATACGGCTGATTATTGTACCTATATATACCAGCATGGTTTGTGGATGGTCATGGTCAAAGACGGGACTGACGGTAAGGATGGCAAAGGTTACGAGTGGATCTACACCCGTACCAACATCATCGGTCTTACCCCTGACAAGCCGGACTCGAAACAGCAGGATGATTATGTTCCAGAAGGCTGGACAGATGATTTCCTTGGCGTGGATTCCGACCATCAGGTGGAATGGGCGTGCAAACGTGTGAAGCGTGACGGCGTGTGGTCAGAATTCAGCGATCCGGCCCCTGTGCATCGATGGAGCAAGGACGGGGAGAACGCCATCATGGCGGACTTCGATAACGAGATGGTCAATGCAGCCCTTACTTCGGACGGGAAGGTCGTGTCCTCACAGACTTGGAATACAACTGTCAGCATGTGGTACGGAACGGAAAAGCTCACCCTTGACAGCATCACCTGTACACCTGACACAAATCTTCTGTGTGCGACAGACAAGAATACAGGAGTGGTGACAATATCGGTATCTGCCGGAGCTACTCTTGCAGCGACAAACACGGTGAAGATCACAATCAGGGCTACAAAGAACGGGCAGCAGTATTCCCGTGATCTTACGTTCACAGTAGCTGGTGTGCGTGGGGGAGCGAATGGTGCGGATGCCATTCTATACAGCATTGTCGTTTCCGCCAGTTCAGTAAGCAAGGACAAGAACGGGAACTACAGCGTGTCTTCCGTATCATGTTACAGGCAAATGTCAGTGGGGGGCGTGATATCCACCACAACGGACGGTATATTGAAATACAGTATAGACGGTGGAGCTGAAACTACCATAAACAACAATACAGCCATATCAAGCGGAAATTTCACGAAGACATTGAAGTTTGTCTTTTACGTGAATGACCAGATAGTGGATGTTGAAACCGTCCCCATGCTTGTAGATGGTAAGGACGGGGCTGACGGTGAGAGTATCACAGCCGTAGGTCATTGGGAGTCCGCCAACATTCCGTATGCGAAAAACAGTACAGTATCGTTTGCCGAAGGATCTTACTTAAGCAAGGTTCAGACTTCCAATCCGCCACTTCCGCTTCTTCGTGTGAGAGGTGGAAGTTATCTAAGGAAGAAGGATGGCGGTTACATACTTTCCGGGAAGAGATCGGACAAGGCTGTCAACTCCGACTGGCAGGAAATGACTTCCGGTGTCGAACCGTCCGCTTCGTACTGGCTTGACAGCCCGGTAAGCACGATAAACTTCACGTCAACAGGCACACCGTCACCGTCAGCATTTGTTGTTACCATGAAACAGAATATAGGCGGTAATGTGAGCGATACGAACAGATTCTATCTTGTCGCACGCAAATACAACGGAAGCTGGCTGGCGCATGTAGGTGCTACCCTAAGCAATCAGATATCCGTTCCTGCGACAGCCGGATACACCCAGTTTGCCGTCCGGGCTTATAAGTCGGCTTCCGATGCAAACGCATGGAATAATAATTTTGTCGCTGAAAAAGGTGTGGGGGTTGCTAAAGACGGAGCCATAGGAGCAACAGGAGCAACAGGGGCGTTTCCCCGTGACAGAGGCGTATGGGCTTCCGGACAGACTTACGTCTGGAATGCGGATTACCGGGATAAGGTCATATATCTGATAGGGGGAGTTTATTATAATTTCCTTGTAAAAAATTACGGCGCTTCCGTTACCTCTGCACCCACATCAGCCAACGGGGATTCGAACTGGGAAGCCATGCAGAAGTTTGTGAATATCGCTACTGATACCCTTTTCGCCGATGGTGCGAATGTGGCCGGATTCATGTTCAAAAACAATGTGCTTAAATCCCACAACGATGAAGGTGAAACTCTTCTTATCAATGGCGTAACCGGGTATTTCAAATGTAAGAATGCAGAGATTACTGGAACAATCACATCTACAAAAGGGAATATTGGTGGTTTTACCATATCATCTGCAAGTTTGGAGGCTGTTAGCGGAAATAATGCCATGCTCCTTTCCGCCAACTTGGTAAGATTTACCGGAAGTTATTCAAGCGTGTTCATTGGTGCGGATACTTTTCCTTCATCTAGTGGGGGGGCAATATTATGCCCATCCCGTATTTCGGTTAATAGGAATATAACGAATACGGCGTATGGTAACGTGGGCATGTATTTTGACATACAAGGTTCCCATGCTTATGATGATAATGATTTTCAGTATACCGGGAATCATGCGTTGTATATCGTCAAGGGGGACATCTGTGGGTTTAGGCTCAGATTGCGCAGAATAAGCAAGAGCACAACTTTGTCAGTGATGGATAGTGTTATCATGGCTGTAACGTCCGGTATTACGCTGACTGTTCCGTCCACTGCGGAAGACGGGCAGTTCTACTGGATAAGAAACGTTTCTGGTGGTGATGTGACCATAGCCGGAACAAATCTTGTCGGCTGGAATTCCGGGGAGGTCAGCACTTCGATAGGTTTGGCCAAGTCAAAGGCGGCAGCAATGTATTATGACAAGCATAATAACAAGTGGTTTATGAATTGGATTGATTGTTGGAACTAAAATGTAATGATTATGAAAATAAATTTTAAACAGTTCCCCATGTACACGGGGATAGACAAGAAAGAAATGGTTGCCTGTGATGTGGCATATAGCTTGGCAAATAACCTTTATACCAAAGTGCCTGATAATATCGGAGCGCATTGTCTTTCCGAGAAGATTTATAATGCGGAAGGCAATGTGGACTTAAGCGGGCAGGAGATTGAAATAATCCGGTTCGCTTATCCGACCTTTACCGGGGCATTTGCCGATTCGTTTGAACATTATTTGAAGACATATAAAGAGAAGGAGGAACAACATGAAAATTGAGAATTTGGAACGCGCCAGCCGGATCAATGACGAACTGGCGAAACTGAAGCTGGCGAAGGAAACGTTGAATAACGGCGGCTATGTCCGTATCTACAGCAGCACCCGGTCAAGTGCCGGATGTGTGGAACTGGATATAGCGAACTTCAATGATGAGGTGAACACGTGTATAGACAACCATATCATTGAGCTTGAATCTGAAATAGAAACTTTATAAAATTAGGATATTATGAGTGACTTGAATTTAGACAATATTGTTGGTTTTAAGGCTGTGGATAAAGACGGCAACGAACAGAATGTAACAGTGGATGAGATGGTGGACATGGTTTCCACAAGAATGGTTATGGCTTTGTCAGAAACTTCAACATTTGCTGCCGTTGCTGCAACAGGAAATGACGTGTATGAAAATGAACTTCCGACTGTGACAGATGCCGCAAATGTAAGGGTTTTACAAAATAGCGGAGATGCCGCACAAATGACGATGCAGTCACTTGCATCAAAACTGGGGGGACTGTTCACTAATTTGAAACTGTTTCCGTTTATGTTTAGAGGGATAATGACAAATAAAAGTTATAATGATTTGATCGAAACTGGCTTTTATAAAATACAAGAAAACATGGTTGATGGACCTAGCATTTATTGGGGAACACTTGTCGTTTTTAATGACAGTGGTCAAATAACACAAGTGTTCTATCCAAACACAGACAGTGCAAATATATCCACTAGAAAAGGTAATATTAATAATTTTGTAGATTCAGCGTGGAGAAGCATTTCTTTTACATAAATCCGCCTAAAAATCAAAACTGGGGGGACTGATAGGGGTTAATGAATCATGGTTTAGGAGTAGAATTCCTATATTTAGAGGGGATGTTGAAACGTTAGTCGTCTCAGGGATATATGGAGTAACACCTGAGTCTACTAACAATCCTATCAATGGCTATGGAATTTTATCTGTATTTTCGGTTGGAAACGAATCACGGGTCATGTACTTACTAATATCAGTTAATGGGGCTACATTCATTAGGGTGAAGTATGATAAGAGTGATAGTGGATGGAAAAAATTAAGTTTAGCTACCTAGACTAAATTTGCTCTAGAAGTAATTGGCAAACCGTATCTTTGACATGATTTTCTTAAAAATCGAGAGCTGGGGGGACTGATTGGTACGGCTACGGCTAATAAGGATGGATTAATGCCTGCCGGACAGGTATTTACTAACCCTGGTAGCGCTTTAAATGCTGGTCAAGTATGCCTATTATCTACTTCTAGATATGTCATTGCATTTAATATTATCGTTTGGCACTCATGGAGAGGAATAGCATCATATCACATATTGTTATCTAATGATTCTAGCAAAGCGACATATAAAGTTATAGCATTGTCCAATTTATCATCACAGAAATTTTATGTTACAATAAGTGACGACAAGACTATAAGTATTTATTTGGAAAATAATTCGGAAGGTCCAATGAATTTATCAATACAGCCAGTTACCAGTTTTAAAACTACTCCTGTGATTGCAACATTGCCGGAAGATGCAATTGAAGTTGTTGTTGAATAATAATTATACAATTCATGCTAAAAATCAGAGCTGGGGGAACTTCTGCAAAATGGAAACTATATAAATCTATCAGCAAACACAGGTTCTCCGGCTTTATATAGGATTGATTTTACGAGAAATAGAAATTTGATTGTTAAGATTGTTGGTGAAGGTAATTCGGCAATAGCTGATGACTACTCTATTATCTGCGGACATGGTTATGGTAATAATTTATGTATTACTCATAATTCTGGACCGTTATCAATAAAAATGTATAAAGATGATGATGATAACTATTATGTCTATGTAGCAGGATGGGGCTACGCTGTAGTATGTTTTGCTAACCGTATACCGATGAATAATACCATTTCAGCAACCAAGGTAAATATAGATATCAGCACACTAACACAGGTAGGAATTTAAACAAGAATTTCTGCCTGTTGGCGATCTGGGGGGACTCTTGGGAAATCCGAAGGGAACAAAATCGTTTTCTTCATGGAGTGAATTTACGGATTTTGTAAATGAAATGCCTATAAAAACAATTCAACCTTTCGTTTCCGATTTCAATGCTTTTGCTGGAGAAGGATTCTATGGTAATGTCGTTCAAGGATTGGTTATAAAACAATTAGAAGATGTTGTTTTCATCTTCGGAATAGCAATAGACGGAACATTAATATTTAGAAAAAGGAATTATCCAGACGTTTCAACTTGGGAAGATCCTAAGATAATAATTCACAGTAATAATTGACATAAAATCTATTCGAAACGAGAGCTGGGGGGACTTCTGCCGATTGCAACAACTACGAAAAGCGGATTGATTGAATATAAAATAATGAGGAATAGGATGCAAAGTTTTGCATTTGGGAATGGTACTATCTATAAGTTGGGAAACTTAACAGCAAATTATGTAGGTATAATATTACATGGTGCTGATATTATAAATGGTAAGATTATAGATATTTGCATATTTAAAAATTCATCAGGTACAGTCAAAGCTGCCGGTAATAACGAGAGTTGGATTAATTTAAAAGTTGATTCAAACAAAAATATCTATATAATGGTACCATTGGGACGTATTTATTACACATCGGTTGAATCGTACAATGATTATGTTCTTGATTCGTCGATATCAAAGGTGGATTCATTTCCAGATGATGCTATTGACATTCTTTTTACGTGATTCTAACCTAAAATCAGAGCTGGGGGGACTGTTGGGGATAAATGATACGTGGTTAAGGTTCAGAAATGAGGAAGAAATAGAATCTCAAGACGAATTAGATCAGATGAATTATAGCGGAATATACTTACTATCACAAAATTCAAAATTAGAATATGTCCGTAATTGTGTATTAGTTGTAATCGGCAAACCTAATATCTGTTGTGTTCAGAATCTATATAATTATAGCGGAGATACCTATAAATATCGAGTGAAATGGTTTAGTAACAGTTGGGGTAATTGGAAAACCGTATCTTTGAAATGATTAAAAAACGGGTGGTCCGGTACAAGCCGATTCCACCCGATCCTGATATGCACAACGCCATGTGCAGTGCAAAGGTAATCCATGTTTCTAAGAAGCCAATACAAAAGTTCTAAAATCTCCCCACTCTCCGTTCAAACAACGTCTGAAACCAGCAACATCAGCTCCCAAGCGGAATGCCATTTGAATTACATATCCTTGTCCATCGTTAAAAACTATCATTATGGAATAATTGAGAACAACACTAATTCCATTATCTCCGGTCACATGATACATTCCGCTTGCAGTTGCACTATTTACCTCTTCGTCTGTGGTCAATTTACGTTGTGGCATGAAAGGGTACAGATTCAAACTAGTGAAAAGTTCCCCCAGGTCGAAAGATCAGGATTAATATTGTCGAATTTGATTATTTTGGAGAAATAGCTAAATTTAAAATAAAAATATGCTAGAGAAGATACGATACAGGTTGGTCTTTAACCGCCAAAAGAAACTGAATAAGCAAGGCACGGCCCTTGTACAGGTTGAAGCTTATTTAAACCAAAGGAAAATCTACCTGAAGACAAATGTGTACCTCAAACCGGAGTGCTGGAGCCGTGAAGGGGCACAAGTCATTAACCATCCCCAGTCAAATGAGTTGAACGCAATGCTCTATGAATACATCCTGTATCTGCAAGGCATAGAGTTGGGGTATTGGAAACGCGGAATACCTGCCACACTCTCTTTACTGAAAGATGCCGTCAAAAAGAAAAGTGCCGTGAATGTCAGCTTCTCCATTTTCGCCAAATCAGCCATTGACAATTCGGACAAGAAGCAGTCCACCAAGGATAACCTGCATACGACACTGGCGGTCCTGCATGATTTCCGCTCCGGACTGGACTTCAAGGATCTTACCTATACATTCCTTCGTGATTTTGAACAATACCTGAGAGAAAAGGGCAATGCGGTCAATACGATAGCCAAGCACATGAGACAGCTCCGTACCTTGGTCAATGAGGCAATCAACCAGGGATACATGCACGCGGACGCTTATCCCTTTCGGAAATACAAGATCAAGCAGGAGAAAGGCAGACATGAGTTTCTTACCCCGGACGAGTTGAAGAAGCTGGAAACAGTCGAAGTGGAAGAAGAGTCCATGCGCCATGTGCTCGATGCTTTCCTATTCTGCTGTTATACCGGCTTGCGCTATTCTGATTTCTGCCAGCTCACACCTGAGAATTTTATCAGGATAAACGGTAAGAGGTGGCTGTACTTCAAATCCGTCAAGACAGGGGTGGAAATCCGTCTGCCGTTGCATTTGCTTTTTGAAAGCAGGGCATTGGGCAGTCTTGACCGCTATCCGGATATCGGCAGTCTTGCAGCCCTGCCTTGCAACTCGGAGGTGAACAGGCAGCTTCGAAAGCTGGCCGGATTGTGTGGTATCAAAAAGCGGATAACCTATCATGTGAGCCGTCATACCTGTGCCACCCTGCTGATCCATCAGGGAGTTGCGATTACAACAGTCCAGAAGCTGCTCGGACATACTTCCGTAAAGACCACACAGATTTATTCAGAGATACTTTCCAGCACCATAGTACGTGACTTGAAAAACGCTCAAAGGAAAAGGAGAAAAGTAAAGATATTTCCCGATAAAAGTTTGAGAACATCTGATTTTATAGATAACCGGTAGATTTCATGAATCCTATTTGTTTTCTATTAACATTGTGATTCTTTAAGTTTTTCGGATGATCAGAATATTGCTCCTGATTATTTTTTTCAATATGGATTGAATATGGAATAGTTTTCACTATCTTTGCAGAGTAACCAGGAGCTTGATGGCAATAAATATTGTCATCAGGCTCTTTTTTTATTGTCATATCATGGCAATGGATTTAAGTAATCCTGCAACAATGGCGCAAGTAAATAGACATATCTTTGGAACAATATATTTTATAATCAAGACAAAGTAATGAAAGACGTAATTTACAATTTTATCAACGAGCACATGATGATACACATTGTACTGATAGCCCTGTGTATCGCCGCCACTATCGGCGCTATGTTTGTGGATCTGGTCTCAGGAATAATGAAGGCCAAACAACGCGGGGAGGCAAGAACATCCACTGGGTATAAGAAAACAGCTATCAAGGCGAAGAAGTATTTTACTCCATTCATAGAGTTGTGCTTCATCGATTTGTTATGCTGTGTGGCTATTCCTTTTCCTGTATTCTCAATGATCTGGACGGGTTATTGTATTTTTTGTGAGTTTAAATCGGTTCGTGAAAAATCATGGGAGAAAGCGGAGTTACGCAAAGCAGAAAAGACAATGAGTGTGATCATCGAGAATAAAGATGATATCGCTAGGATAGTGGCAAAGGTCTTGTTTGACGAAGTGCAAAAGACGAACCGGCAGGATAATAAAAAACCGGTCTCGCCAGACCGGTACAATTGAGTTTGGTTTACCCAGAAAAGCACGTTAAGTCTACTGCAAAAATAACAATATTTTTTATAACCAAAGAAAGAGGAGGAAAAGAAAAATGGCTGACGTAAGAAAACTTGCCCCGTTTATTCTGAAATGGGAGGGCGGTTTTGTAAATGACCCTGACGATTTGGGTGGGGCTACCAATATGGGAGTGACTATCGGTGCATGGAAATCGTGCGGCTATGACAAGGACGGTGACGGTGACATAGATGTGGATGACCTACATCTGCTTACTCATGAGGATGTTGTTAACCGTGTTCTTAAACCGCATTATTGGGACAGATGGAAAGCTGACGAGATTAAATCCCAATCAGTTGCTAATATACTGGTTGATTGGGTTTGGGCATCCGGTACGCACGGAATTAAGATTCCTCAACGCTTGCTTGGTGTTACGGTGGATGGCATTGTAGGTCCCAAGACCATTGCCGCGGTGAATGCCAAGAATCCGCGTGAGTTGTTCGACATGATCAAGATTGCACGGTTTGATTTCATTGAAGATATTTGTCGTCAGCGTCCGACCAATAATAAATTTAAGAGAGGCTGGATGAACCGTGTAAATGACATTGCCTATGTTGGCTAAGGTTATGAACTGGGTAAGCCGGCACATCATATTACTGGCTCCTTTTATGTGTCTGTTCCTGCTGTTTGCCTGTGGTAGCTCGCATAAGGTTGTCAAGTCCGACACGGAAGTAATCAGGAAGGACAGTGCCAGCGAATCGGTCAACATCGTACATGGATCAACCACCTCTTTGAGTGAACTGATTACCACTAATGGCAGCTATGTAATTGATTTCCGTATTTATGACACAAGAAAACCGTCCGACAGCCTGACCGGGAAACCTCCATTACTGGCAGATGGGCATGTAGAAGGTGATTTTAATAAAAAGGAGGATAGACAAACGGTGGCAGCCGATACTACGAATGTCAAAACTGATAAAAAAATTACTTCCACCAAACATGAGGAAAACAAGACTGAAGAGGTAAAGGATAAAAAAGAATCCACGCTGCCTGAACAAATAGGCTTTGCTTGTGTTTGTGTAGCTGTTTTGCTTGTCGTCATGTTGGTGGTACGAATATATTGGCGCAACAGACAATCTTCATCATAGGACTTTAAATTTATAAATTTGAATTTCCCCGGCTTGTGACAAGCCGGGGAAATCGTTGAGAGCGTAGACCTAATTATAATTTATGAGAATTAAACTTATTATTTAATCATTTTTCACTGGGGAAAACACTTGGTTTATAAAACAAGGGTATTTGTGTTATATTCCGAACTCGTATGTTTGGCACTTGAAGAAGTGCCTATTAGTTCATTTGGCTTCATTCTGCTGTGTGGCAGAATGGAGTAAAACTGTTCATGGCAAAAATTACAGAAATAAGAGTATGTGCCTGTGACAGACAGGTATTTTTTTTACTCTTCATTAGGTAAAGTAATTTCGTTTTGTATGAAAACGGTTGTTGACAAAAAAGCCGGCAGTCGTTTTTTTATTTTAGTTTGATGGAAAAATAGCTTTTTTTCTGATAATTTGTGGTAAATAGCATCAAATATCTTACTTACCAGAAGTCTTTTAAGAAATATTTAACATTAATATATTCGTTGGTATTTACAAAATAATTATATTTGTGTAGCATTTTTATATAAATATAAACAATAATCAAACATAAAAATACAAATCCGTTTTTGTGTGTTTTTCATCCGGCTGCGAAGTTCGATAAAAGCTACGACAAAAACAAGTCTGCCCGTCTATATTGGACAGATTCTTGATAAACATTGTTTTGAAACAGGTTTTAGTTCTAAAAAAGACCGGCTGTTTGAAAACATTCCGGCAGTCGGTTCTTTATGATTTTCACTCTAACAGAATGTTTTATTGCATTATAGTCTAAAGGTGTTATTATGTTTGCTATTGATTTATTAATATAATAGACTTGATTGCCAGATGTAACTAATTTTAATCCCCAGCCCGTGACGGGTAGGGGATTTGTGCAGAAATATGCTTTGAAGATTTTAATGTTGAAGTTTCATCTATATATTTATTATTAGTATTACATTTGTACTGTCTTTTTTCTTGTTAAGAAGATTTTTGAGAACTTCATGACTAACAAGTCAATCCCCGTCTTGCTGTGAAGTACGATGGGGAATCTAATGAGATGAACAAGATATCTGTCTGTGAAAGATGGATTTTCCAATCTGTTAAATTTCATTTCTAAATTTCTAATGAAGGTGGTTGTCGAGGTCTTTTCTGACAACCGCCTTTTTGTTTGAAAGAAATGAGGTAGATTGTCTGAACGTAATAGACTTGAGTCGTTCTATCTTGTAACAGGTAGGAATATTATGTTTCTTACCTTAAATGTGTGTATGTGAATATTTTGGTTATCTTTGTGGAAATTGACATAAACTTATATATCATGGCTGAAAAAAAAGAATCTTATTCCGAAGAGGAATTGAATGAAATGATCGTATGGTTCAACAACCATGCTGATGAACTCCCCAAAGAAATGCAGATAAACAAATCTGCTTTCACACCGGATTTGAGACTTACCGTTGAATCCTGTATCATGCAGGCTCAGCAATGTCTGGGCAACTATAAGATGGCGGGGGCTTTCCGGATGCTCCAACAAATCAGGGAGAAAATTGAAAAGGTGGTCCAATAAGCTGCCTTTTCTTGTTCTTCTGGGAATTTTCTTTACTTTACTGCAAAACACACCGATACTTCACTAAGTTTGCCCTTATGCAGTTGATAAACATAACATTCTACCATGTCCCCTTTAAACTCTTTAAGTTTACTGTTTAAAGATCGATTTTTTTATTTATTTTGTAGCTAAATAAAGATATTTATTTATAGAACAAAAATATAAAAGTGTGCAATTAGTGTGCATATTAAAATATATTTATATATAAGTATCTGATAATTAGCGTGTTATGCGCTATGGTCATAGTTTGTGGAGAAGCATGACAAATATTCAGGAAGAACTGTTGCCTGGGATGAATGAACACGATTTATAGTTGATATGGCTGTTTTGTTGTTGGGGGATATAACGAGACTGCTTATAGTTAGTTGTTTGTACTTGTGTGCAGCTAACCAACTATCAATATTATCAATGTATTTAGATGGGGAAGAATGTTACAAAGGTATCCTTCCTGTTGTTTGTTGTGCCGGATACAAGGTGATGCACATGTCTGATTTGTTGGGGAAAGTGTAGAAATATTCTACAATGAAAATGTGGACCTTTTTCTTTGAAAATAGTTTGTTCTTAATGTATTTGATTGATAATCAATACCAGTCTGGTTTTGGCATAGGAATTGTTTTCTCTTTATCATAAGAATAACCATTTAAATATATTAGGATATGAGAAAGTTTTTTATTGTGTTAGTATGGGGAATGGGATTAGGACTTGCAGCGTTGTTTACAAAAGATATAGTACGTGGGGTGAGGAATGTGATTGCGATAAATCATTTCACCCCTACTGAGGTGAATAACGCTCCAATAGGATGGCATCAAGACTTGTGTTGTTATCTTAATTAATTTGTCGTCATAGAGATTTTGTTCATAATTGAAATTGGAAACAACTGTTTTTTATGGCAG